ATAGGTGGACGTTTGTTTTCTGCTGCCCATGCTATGTCCAAAGCCTTATCAAAAATTTCTTTTGTAAACTCTGGATTATAAGATACAACAAATTCTTTATAATCTTGATTTGCTTTAAGTTCATAAATAAATACGATTTCTTTTGGTGCTACTTCCAAAAGGTTTTCTTCAACCATTAGATGGCATAGGTGCAGGTATACCTGACCCTGTAACTGATGCATTCTAAATGGAGCTTTGATTTGTTTCCAAGCCTGCTCTATATCTCCATTAGCTTGTTGAAGAATTGCAGGTGCCTCAAAACGTAAAGTTCCTGAACCAATAGATTTAATTTCAATAAGGCAGTCATCGCCTAATCCTTTGATCCAACCATCAGCATGACCACGCATCATATGCTTATCACTACGTAGCGGGACTTCTTTATATTCTGCCCAACCTACCTGCACATCTTTAGATAAAGCCCAACCAATACCAGTTTCATCTTGCCATTTACCATAGAGCACACCCATTTCTGCAAACCATCTTTGCCATTTAGCATGAATAGTGTGGCCTTCTTCAAAGATAGATGCAAGACGAGCAGTAGTTTTATCACGGGTTTCTGTATAGTTACCAGTTACAGCGTGGTACTGCGCTAACGCACACCAATCTTCTTTAATAATATCGGATGGGTGAATATAACTCATGTCACGTTTGTCAAACGGCTTAGACAAAACATACCGTTCTACTGCACCCATAAGACGAGTTTCTCTTTTACTTGTATTAAGAAATGCCTTCAAATCTTTACTGGCGATAGTCTTAGGTTTTGCCATACTTTCTGCCCTCTTTCTCCAACCACTCAGTAAGAGTGAGCCCCTGCTTCTCATACTTGCGTTGAGCTGCGTTACGTTCTCTGTGTGACATACCACCAAAGATTCCGTGTAGCTCATTATTAATTATAGCCTCCTTTAGACACTCTTGTCTAACCGGGCATTCTGGCTTGCCATCTGTACCCCAACAGATTGCTTTGGCCTTATCAGCTATAGGTTTATATAAAGCTTTATCTCGTGGTGGAAAAAATATCTCTGTATCTTCTCCCTGACATTTTGCTTCATATCGCCAAGTCCAGCTGGGGTCATCGCTGTAACGCACTAGTCACCTCTTATAGAATTACGTAATTCAAAAAAATCCTCCTCTAAAAGAACGACGTAATTCTCACCATCAAGGTGAAGCCCTAGAACCGGAGTACGGCTATCTAGTATTGCTTCCTTTGTAATTTTTTGAAGTACCTCTGACTTAATAGTCACTGACTTCTTTCCAGTCCACTTATGTTCTATTAAAAGATCGTCACTTCTGACGTCTCCTTTACGAGACCAAAATGCACCAGAGGCGGCACTGCGCTTACCACCTGCTATTTTTTCTAAACGTTTTTCATGCTTTAAAGATTGTTTCTGTCCTTCACTCTTCATCAATTGCTTCGATCATAAGAGCTGGCCCTGCCTTTAATGTGTCCATTACAGCACGGCTAATCTCATCTCTCAACTCGATCTCTTCTCTGAGAGAATCAATAAGAGCTTGTGCTCCTTGCCACTTACGTTCACCATAGTACATCCAACCACCACGACGATCTACAATACCATTAAGAATAGATAATGCCACAATCTCTTTGCCGGTGTCAAATCCACCTGCATCAATTGCACCACCATCTGCAAAATAAAAGTCTAAATACGCTGTTTGCTGTGGTGGAAAGGTCTTGTTCTTAATAGTTCTAACGCGAATAGTCTGTCCAACACGACGCTTATCCTGTCCAGTGCCAACCTCAAGCCAGTCATCACGTTTGACTTCTGCTCGAATACTATAGGCATAGTCTTTTCCAAGACCACCTGGCGTGGTGCGTGGGTCTCCATGCATAACTCCAATTTTCATACGATACTGATTAATCATAATTCCTAGTACTGGGCGCTCTGCCTCTACTAAATCGCGTTTTGTAGCTGAGGCTACTTTTCTAAAGAATTTGTTCGTGATGAGGGCTCCGCGTCCCACAGTGAATTCTTCCATGTGTTTTTCGTCTTCCGCTGAAGGAACGAGAGCGGGGAGAGAATCAACAACAACCATGTCAACAGCCTTACTTTCCATAAATTGGATAACCGCATCAAATGCATCCTCCATACTATTAGTTTCTACAAGAATAACACGCTGAGTATCTACGCCACAAAGCTCTGCATACTTTGCATCAAACGCTTCTGCAGCAATCCATACCGCAGTAAATTCAGGATTAAGTTTTTGGTTAGCACCAATAGTCTTAAGAGCTAATGCTGTCTTACCATGTGAAGCTTCACCAACTAACTCTACCCAATGATTCATAGGCCAGCCACCACCAAGCACAACGTCAAGCGTTAGAGAACCGGTAGTAATACGCTCTGCTAGTCGAACTTTATCTGCAGTAACTACTGTTCCTGCACCAAGCTTCTTATTGATGTTTGCTACAACTTTAAGTGCTTCTGAATTTATAACGGACATTACTCTAGTCTCCCTACGATTGTTGTTGGATTAAACCCGCCACTTTGTCCTACTTGTTTTGATGCTACTACTGGACCATTACCGGTACCAGTTCCAGATAATCCAGAACCTTGTTGAACAATAGGATATCCACAGTCGTAACAACGCATGCGTCCACCGGCAGGAGTAGACATGTAATTTCCTGAATAGCATGCAGGACAACGATCAGCATTTCTTGCACTCTGTGCTTTAGTGACTAACTGATCTTGATTAGGATCATAACTTACCTGTGTATTTGGAGCACCAGGAGTTGCTTTATACACATTACCGGTCGGAGGTGCCGTAGCCGGAGTAGGAGTACTATTTGGAGTACTACCTAATTTATTTGCCCACCAATTATTACTCATCATCTACCGCCAATGACTTTATCAGTCCTAGATTAAATAAAGTTGACACACAAGATACTGAAGAAGACAACGCAACAAGCCTAAACAGTCTAGTTAGTTGTTCTACATCTTGTACGCCAAGCTTTCCTAATTCATCATAGTCTTCCTCTTCATCCTCAATCATGTACGCTGAAGCAGCGATCTTGGATGTAATATCAGCATGAGAGTCTATAAAAGGAAGCAATGTTGCAAATTTTTCTAAACGTTTTTGACTTTCACGCTCTTCCATCTCTGCAACGTCATCAGAAATAGGAGGCAAACCCATAGCATATGCAATTTTTTCTGCAGGCATAAGCATAGTATCGTAAATAACTTGACGTATTAAAACAGGCAAGGGAAGATGTTTAATCTGACCACGTTTTGCCTTAGGTTTTTTATTCCAGAACATTATTTAGCTTCTCCCCAACGTTGCACGGTTTTTACATCTGCGATCATTGGGATATTAAGTGCTTTAATACCTTCCATGGCTTCACGAATAGCTGCTGCTGTTTCTTCAGCTAAATGATCTGGAGTAACAGTTACCAATTCATCGTGGATAGTCAAGATTAAACTTGACTCTGCCGGGATCAACTTATGTGCCCTAATCATAGCAAGCTTTATAAGATCTGCCGAAGATCCCTGAATTACCGTGTTAAACGCTTGACGCTCTGCCCTAGAGCGTTGCCACATAACATTTGATCGTAAGTCAGGGATATACCTACGACGGTTTAGATAAGTCAAAGCGTAGGGAACTGGGCCACGTCTACGGCTATCAGCAATAACTTGCTTTTTGTATTTAGCAACTGATGGGAACTTAACCATAAAAGCATCCAATAGGTTGCGTGCTTCATTAACCGATACACCAATTGATTCAGCAATCTTATCTGGACCAACTCCGTACATCATAGCTAACACAAGAGTCTTGGCAGCATCACGAGTTACTCCAACAGTATTTCCAATAGTAGTATAAATATCTACGCCTTCAAGATAAGAGGTACACATAATTCTATCGCCACTAAATGAAGCAAGAACACGTGGCTCAATCTGAGAATAATCTGCTACAACAAGTTTACTGCCTTCAGGAGCAACAAACAGATTACGGATAGCTTTACCGTTTAGTGTACGTGGGTTAGGAACGTTTTGTAAGTTAGGATTACGACTAGAGAATCGCCCGGTCTCTGCACCGTACTGGATAAAATCTGTGTGGATCTTACCATTAAGTAAAAGGCTTTTCTTAGCCACAGTCTTAGACTTACCAAGAAGTGTTCGCGTAATATCTCCACCCATGTAAGGAATAACGTAGGTTGTCAACAACTTATTAAGGTCTGAGTAGTTAAGCATTTCATCTACCAAAGCGTCTTTGCCAGCAAACATTTTTAATGCAGGCTCTGCAACAGAAAAGTCAGCAACTGTAGGGTCTGACCCAGCTTCAATACGTTTTTCTCCTGCGGGCGTAAGTAACTTTGGACGAAGACCTCTGCCACCCTCTGTTTTTTTAGAAAATAAAATTCTTTGTTTTTCAGGTACGCTGTTAATATTAAATGCTTTACCAGCAAACTTATAGATGTTAGCCTTTGTAGTTTCTAGTTGAAGTTCTAGGTTACCTTTAAGTTTCTCTAACTCATTGACATCAATGTCTGCGCCACGAAGTTCCATAGTACAAATTACTTCAAGAACATCCATCTCTAAATTAAACAATCCGCGAAGGTTATCTGTATCTAATTTATCAGCATACTTGTTCCAAAGTTTCCAGGTCCACTCAGCATCAAGACCGGCATAGGTTGCCACCTCATCAAAAGAATATACCTCTACTTCTTTACCAACACCCTTAACCATGTGGTAACCAAACTCACGCTTTAAACAATCATCAAGACCAAGGTTAAGGCGATCTTGTGTGTTAATAATAAATGCAGCATTAAGGGTACATGCATATGGCTGCGCCGGAAGTTTACCAAAATACTTAGTAACACTCTGTAGATCAAACTTTAAGTTGTGCCCGATCTTAACCTTGTCACTAAAGAACAAGGGTTTTAATGCTTTAAATACTTCACCCGGAGTTAATTGATCAGGTGCCTCAGTAAAAATCTTTGTGGCTTTACGTTCATCTTTGCTGTAATCAGATGCACGAATAGGTAAGCCTTTAATAATACGATCTTGTGCAGAGGGAAGCAATGGATATTCTGTACGAATATAGTCACCATTTGGATGACCCATAGGAATAACATCCACACGGCCTTCAGTGGCCAGTGCGATCCAAGTGATTATATTTTGGCGAGGATCTCCCCGATGATCCCCTACAGTTTCCACGTCAAAAACAAAGGCATCTTGTTCACTGTAATAAAAAACAAGATCCTCTAATTTTTCTAGTGTGGTAATAATATTCATTGCTCTCCTCTGATAGTAGAGGAGCCCGTGAGAAAGGAGGTAGACCGGGCCCCTCAAGTTAATGGGTATGACTAATTGCTTGCTGCAATTTCACGAGCAATCTCTGCAAGTTCTGCCTTAGTGGACATGTGGAGAGAATCTTGTCCAAGAGGTTTCATTGTTTTGATTAACTCAGCAGCTGCAATAGGATCAATTTCCCATTCATCAGCAAGGTCACGTTCCTTTACAGGAACGATAGAGTAAGAAGTCTTGGTGCCTTGACCAGTCTTACTTACTGCCCAATATAAGTCAGGACGATTGAGTGGACCTGTCTTCGCATTTGAAGCAAGCTTTTCAAGTTGACCGCATAGGCGAACTCCGACAATCATTAGTTGGAGTTGTGGGTCTTCATCAGAAAGGTTAAGAACAGTAAATGCAAACTTTTGGTCTGGCTTACTACCCACAGCAATTAGTGGGTCACCTTCACCAATACTAATGAATGACTTTTTACCTGGACGATTAATCCAATGCTGCATAAATACCATTGGTTCGTCCGAGATGAATTTAATGAGTTGAACATCTTCGTCAAAACGGAAATCCGTTGCGAAGGTTTTTGTTGATTTAGCTACAGCTTTCTTAGCTGCGCCCCAACCTGATTGAATAACAGATGAGTGTGAAGGAACTTCATTCTCATCTTCAGGTGTAAAGAGTTCTTCCAACTCTTCTTGGTTAGGTGTTGTTGTTGCATAAGAACCTACGTTTGGTAGATCTTTTTGTATTTTTAATGAAGCGCTCATGGCTTCCTCTCTTTTACTTGGCTGATAGCTGAGACCCAAGGGTCTTTACGCTAGGTGATTAGTTAGTTTCTTGATCATGAATTACTTTCCAAGATTCTGCCAATTCAATTGACATATCTGGATAGCGATTCCAATCAATTCTCGGAGCCTCTAGGAGTCCACGAGAGTTGAAGATCTTAACAGTTGCCTCAATCATTGCTTTAGAATACATCCGCCATCCTGGCTTCTTTACTCCATTTACAACGATTGACTTTAGGCGATAGGGTGCACGTGGTATATAACCTTTTCGTTCCCAAAGCCGTAGAGTAACTATCGGTCTTCCTAGTGCTTGGCACAATGACCCTGCACTATATAATTCTACCACGTTTCCGTTAGGTAGTTTTTTAACCTGTGGATTTGCATCCCAGGAACCTTCTTCTTTTGCCTTCTTTGGTTTAATATTTGGATCTACAGGGCGGCGTTTCTTCTTAGACCCTGGATAGAAATCATCTAGGCCGCTAAAGAATTTGTCTACCTGGTCTTCCATATTTAAGCCTTGCTAGTAAGGAATGCGTACGACACTTTCTTTGGAAACATCTTATCTACTTCTTCTTCTGTGATAAGACCTTCATATAGACATGCCATTACTTCGTCTTCTTTAAGAACTGGAAGCATTGTATAGCAACGGTCATATAAATTTTTTTCTTTAAGAAGTTCTACAGCAATTTCTTCGTCTAATGATTGTGATACTTTGCGTTGGCGTTGTAAGGAAGTGAATCCGTCAACTTCGTGGGGAAGACGGAGCCACAAGTTTCCTTTTTCATCAGGCTCACCTATAGTATCAACTAGCTCTGACAAGTCTACTTTGATTGAATCTCGTTGCTTACTCATGTCGTCAATACGACTACGTAGAGATATAAATTCTGAGACCTTTGGCATGAAACCTGGGTCTTGTGGATCTGGGCGTTCAATAACAGTTGGCATTTTTCCTCCTGTTATTATTCTATAGGGTAATCCTTAAGAATGCAAATCGCCAACATAGGCTTTGAGAGCTTCAATAATCACGTCTGTAACGGTGCGCTCTTCAATGGCAGCCTTGTCTTTCACAGCAGTCCAGAGGTCGTTAGACACACGGATAGTGCGAGTTGGGGTCTTAGGTGCGTTAGGCATGCTCATATTCTAAACCGAAACTGCTTCTAAGAAAGCCCTAAGTGTTCCTGCCGTAAGTGTTACACCACCCTCAGTATTTATACCTTCTCCATCAATAATTGCATTTGCTACAGCCATCTTCTGAACTAACATAGAGTGTTGTCGTTCTTCAATTGATCCGTCCATAATAAAGTCTTGGATTACGATTGAGGGCCAGGTACTGGATGCTCTTCTGATTCGTCCATTACGTTGAAGTGCGAGTCCGGCATTCCACGGAAGGTCGTAGTTAATAAGTAAATTAGCTTGCGGTAAATCAACACCATAACCCCCAGCGTCAGAGCTAACCAAAATGCGTACTTCGGGATCCGTCTGGAATTTGATTTTTGATTCTTCTTTTTCTTTAGCATTCATTGCTCCTGTATACGGGGAGGACTTGTAATTAAGTTCATTACGAATCAAGTCAACCATGTGAACATAACTTGTAAATATAACAACTTTGTTTCCTTCATACTCACCAAGAAAGTTATCAACATACTCTTTGAGTGCGGATAGCTTTGGTGTCTGCTTTAGTTTATCAAGCTTGCCCGCCTCTTGCAACTGTCCTGCGTAACCGGAGGTAGAAGATGACACACGCACTAGTTCATGGTGATCGCATAGCATACGAAGAGCAGTAAGCTTTGACATTACCTTGCCCTTGAGTGCGTCCATCACATCGTTGGAGTGCTCCCCAGCGTAGTGGCTGAACAGATCAAATGATGAGCCAAAAGATTCCATAGCATCATCTAAATCTTTTAATAGTTCTCTTGCAATCTCTTTATATAGAACAGCTCCGGCACGATCAAACTCTACTAAAATTGGCTCCGCAAAAATTGTATCGGGTAGGTAGGGTGCAACGTCTGCATCTGTCTGTCTCTTGCGTACTGTCGTGCCTGCAAGTGTTTTACTAAGGGTAGTTAAATTACGATAACGTTCTACTCCACCAAAACGATTACGTACAATAAAGGTTTGGTCAAATAAATCAAAACGACCTAAGACTTTAGAATCTACAAATTGCATAATGCTGTAAAGCTCTTCCGGCTTACCATTCTCAATAGGAGTACCGGTTAGCGCAAACTTGACTGGACTAGTTAATTTTTTAACGTGTTTTGATCGTTTTGATCTGAATGATTTAATTGCTGTTGCTTCGTCACAGACGACAAAGCCTCTTGCCAAAGACTCAACATACTCCCAATCATTAACAACCTGCTCATAATTGAGGATGACGTAGTCGGCACCTTCTGCTGTGACATACTGTTCTGCTCTTTGAGACGGGGTTCCATCCACGACCACAGTACTTGAAGACTCACCGGTAAACTTCCTAATCTGATCTGCCCACTGATACTTCAATGAGGATAAACAGATAACTATACCAGGTTCTGTAATCTTTCCTTCATCTTTTAACTTTTCAATAGCAGCAATAGTTAAAACAGTTTTACCCAGGCCAAGGTCATAGGCCACAAGCATCTTCTTGCGGTCTACCATAGCCTCTACAGCATCTACCTGATAGGGTAAAAGTGTTCCAGTAAAACTCATGCAGATACCTCTTCAGTTAAAGTATTAGATAATCTTTTTACAGAGTTGCAAACCTTACAAGTGATAGAAATATCTTCGCCAGCATGGCGAGTACGTCGGTTACTTATGTGAGTTAAAGATTCAGCGCCAAATAGGGGGTGCCCATTTACACAAAATGTTGGGTCTAAGTTTAGTTTTCTTTTCTGAGTATTTTCTGCAATGGTTGCCTGTCTAAGGTGATCAGGATTACAACAGTTTCTTACCATACAAAGGTGGTCTACAACTAGTCCGTCTACAATCTTTTCTTTTAATACAGACATAGTTAGGCGATGTACTAAATAGAGTGTGCCCTTAATATTAAAACGACCATATCCGTCGTCAATTTTTCCAGTCCAAAGCCAACATGAATCAGTCTTGTTTACTTTATCCCAAAAATGTTCTGGTAATTCCTCAATAGAGTTATAGTCTAAAGATGGTTTAGCCATGTTGTACATTCCCCGTCTCTGTAGATGTTACTTTACGACTCATACACCTATTGCAATAGATGTAAGTGCTACCTGTAAATGGACAACTAATACCTTCTCCGTAGGTATGGCCAGACCTATTACAACGCCACTGTTTAAATGCTTTAATCATAAAAATGCCATCTCCCCAAAGACAGAATGTTTTGCCTTCTCTATACCCATTATAACTTGTTCTGCAGGCATATCGCCAATATCTTTATAATCTCCGTCGTACTTAAAAAAGAAACATTCAAGCCCCTCTTTCTTTGTACGAGCAAGCATGTCACGGGAAGCTTTCTCACCAGCAGGATCCATCTTTGGATTATCAAATGCAATAATGAGTTTATCTGCACGACGCATTAGATCTACTTGATCCTGGCTGATAGATGCACCAAAAGTTGAGACACCACCTTCAATTTCCAATGACGATAGTTTTACTACGTCTAAAGGAGACTCAACTATGATCATAGTGCCACTGCTCCAGACATCTAAACCAAATAAAGTTTTAGACTTTTGCACACCGGTAGGGCGATTACGAAAGTATCGGTTTACTTGACCCTTCTCTTGCCAACCCATAAGCTTATTGTTTTGTGGGTTACGAATAGGTGTGATCCAACCCTGTTGCTTAGTGTCCCACTTAACCGTATGCTTTGCACAAGCCTCTGCGGTTAGGTTTCTTGCATCTAATGCCCACTGTGGTGGCACATCAAATACAGCAAGTCTAGCTTCACTCATTTCAATTAAAGGTTGTACCGGAATGTAAGTGTTCTTAGCTTCTTCTAATTGTTTTGCTATGAGTTCAAAGTTAACCTCAATATTTTGACGTAACCAATCCTTGGCTGCTTCAAAATCAAGACGACCCCACTGAGTTTCAAACTCGTTAATCTCTGCAACGAGAGTGAGCAGAGTGCCCCGGTATCCACACGAGAAGCAATGATGGACACCGGTCTCTACATTCATTGACCATGAAGGACGAGAGTCTGGACGACCAGTACGCTCTAAGTGCATAGGACATAGACCAAGCAGTTCATCCCTGCGTTGATCGGTATCAATACCTAGCCTTAGTAGTACAGACTCTACATCGCCCTCACGATACATGTTAGTCCTCTTCTGTATATTCTTCTTTAGGTCGATCAGCCATCATTATATAATCTTCTGGCATGTCTGGCAAAGTTGGTGCGGTAGCTTTAGTACCACACTCTGCACATTCCATATCTAAGAAGTACATTGAAACTTCATAGTCTTGAAACATGGCTTTAATATTCCAAAGCATTGAGCCACAAGGACAAACGTGAGTTGGTTCCCCACGCACGTCCATTGCATTTGTGTAATCTGGTTTTAAATCACTGATGTCTTTAATAATCTTTTCCTTTCATGCGGTGTTGTTCCTGCCCAAATGCCCTCTAGATTTGGGATCTGTATTGCGTATTCAAAACACTCTTTTTTCATCCAGCAATCTCCACAAATTTTTTTAGCAACTTTTACTGCCGTATGATTTGTGTACTTCTCTGGAAAAAAAAGTTCTGGGTCTTCACCAGCACAAAGCTGAGTTCCGTTAAAAGGGTTTGATTGGAGTGCCAAAGGATCCATATTCTTCAAACCGCCCTTCTTCCCAGTCCCATAAAAGATCGCTAGTTGCTGGACCAGAGTTACGGCTTGCAACAATACGAAGTTCACGAGATGAATCATCTTCTTCATCTTGACGTTGCAAACCAAGAATCACATCAGAGTCTTGGAAAAACGAGGATGAATAACCAATCGCATCTGCAGATACCTGTCGCTTCTTCATCTTCCAAAGAAGAACTTGGGTGGACACCACAATTGGAATATTAGCTTTTTGTGCTAAACGTTTTAAGTTACGAGTAATACTTGTCAAAGCTTGTGGAGTATTAGATTCTCCACTTGCCTCATCAACCATAAGATATACACCGTCAACAAAAACAATGTCTGGTTTAATTTTTTCAATCTTTGCAGCCAATCCAGTAACTGTCATTGCAGAAGTACTATCTGTAAGATAAAACTTTTGCATAGTTTCCATACGCTCTAAAGAAGCTTTATATCTACGTTCTTCTTCTAAATTTAAATTTCCTCTTACTAGACGAGAGTGTGCAATCTTGGCACGCATAGCATCGTGACGATGTTGCTGTTCGATGTTGCTCATCTCAAAAGATTGAAACATTGGGACATGTCCGTCTTCATGAACGTTAACTGCAATCTGCATTGCAAGCACAGACTTACCTGTTTTAGGCGGAGCAATGATTGTAATAAGCTGACCATTTTGCAAACCAGCAGTTGCCTCATCAATAGTTCTAAATCCTGTGCGATAGCCAAGTAGGGCGCCATCACGAGTTTTAATATCTAAATATTCTTGATAACGTTTATCAGGATCTTTAGTCAAATCTAAATCGCTAGATTGAGAAACACCTTCATCATAAATAGTTGCAATTCCAGAACTCATCTCTGCAATAGCACCATCGTGGTTACCGGAAGCAATAAGCTCTGCAGCAGATTGAACTACTTCAATAGCTTTTTGACGTCTTCTATATTCAACTAATTGATCTACTAAATAGTCTAAGGAATCTTCTACAGCAAGCAAACGGTATGTAGGGAAGTTATCCTTAACAGTTACTGCGCTAGGGATCTCTTGGTAACGAGTCCAGTGAGTTCGGATAAATTTCCATACAGCACGGTTTTCATCAACAAAGAACCAACTATCGTCTACACCTTTTTCTAAGGCAGGGATAATTTCTCGAGTTCTTACAACCCGAGATATTAATCTCTCTTCATTATCTGCTGCCACCGGCTGCCCCCATATCTAAATACCAATGCCCATAACGTAGCCCACGTTCGGGTATATCAATAACATGCTTTAGCTCTGGTCTATATGGTAACTCTGCAACAAGATCCGCAGGTACCCTATAAGCTTTTGAATAATTAAAAGGATTAGTTCCAAGATTATCTAGATCTTCAAGAACCTCATCCATTTCTTTTTGAGTAAATCCGTACCCTACTAATTCTAATGTGTATGAGTAGGTTTCTGCAAATCGCCAAAATAAAGAAAGCGACTGTCTATTGTACGTAGTTTCTTCACCACTAACCGCCACACCAAATACCTTTTTAAAAGTGGGCCTGCGATCAAGAATGCAGTCCAAAGTAACCACAACCCGCATAGGAGTTTCATTTGATATATCGCCCCCTTTCACAGTTACAGTACTTCGATCTTGCCGTATTTCAATAGAAAGTTTCTAAACATAATTGGATCTAAACTTGCCATCTCTGCTGCTAATGGGGGAGCCTTAGTAGATATTTCTACTGGATATACTCCAAAATTATTTTTCATACGTTCTGAAACATATCGAGTGTGCTTGCACATGCTGCGAGTGTTAAAGCCTTCGCAATTACAACGCAACTTTTTGTTATCTATATTAATCCAAACTTCATGAGGTCCAGAGTCAGACAAAAATAACTGCGTAACTTGCCATGTACTCATAGTAGTTTCCTTCATGCTCGTCTGTCCCCCTGTGGCGCTTCTACTTCGATTGGTATAAATGCTTCCATAGCAAAGCTTCCCATAGGTGAACCATAAACACTTCCCCAATTTTCAAGAGGAACGTTTGTAGTTACAATCGTTGGAAGCCCTGCGTTAAATCTTGAACGTAGTAACGCATCAAATGTATTCTCTGCCCAACCTGATGCAGTTCTATATTCCTTACCGATATCATCTAGAACAAAAACTCTTACATTATTCATTCTATCCGAGTCACCATATATGCCGTCAAGTAGGTTTTGAGTAACATCATCTTCATCTGAAAACTGAGATTTCTGTAACCGCAAAAGCTTTGGATAGTCCATAAACCCGCCTATGCGGTTTGGGAGTCTTCCGGGAGTACCTAAGACGTCCCCTGAGATACCCCTAATAAGGCTCTGGAGGGCCGTAGAGGCCATAGTAGTCTTTCCGTGACCAGGATTACCCACCAGCATAATTCCAAGCCCGCAGGAAGGCATTCCGGCCTTTTGGATAATCTCACCATTTACCACTCTAGCCACCCATTTCTTAACTGCATCAAGAGCGGGTGTGGAATCTAAATCCGAGAATTCTTTGCCAATGGTTTTCATTGGAAGGCCAGCCTGTACGATTTGTTTCCGGATGCTTGGGGCTTCTTTAGATAGATCGTACATTATTCTCCCTCTAGTAGTCGCATCATTTTTTCTTGATGAGCTTTAAATTTATCTGTTGAATAAACTGGTTGCTCTGGTTTCTTAACAATTCTTTGGATTGTTGGGTAGTACGCAAAGAACCTCTGCCACAACGGCTTACCAAGCCCAGCTTCATGCAGGTTGCGAGGATCTGCAAAGAACATACGCATGGCTTTTAAAATCTCGTAGCGTTGAGTACCTTCGCTAAGTTCTTTGTTGATCCAAGTAGATAGATACTTGCCGTTTACCTGGTGCGATGTATTTGGAGCAGATTTCTCAACTAGGTCATAGAATTCTGCAATCAAATCTGTGGTAGACCAAAGCTCCTCGGGAGTATTAATACGGTTACGGCTACTGCGTTGAGCCTTAACTGGTTTTTTGTACTTGGCATTAAGACGAGCCTGACGGTCATCAACTTTACCTATAATGCCAGCAATAGTTTCTTCTTCGCCACGCTTTGCTTTAGGGGTTTCTTCTTCCCCATCAAGATTCCAACTCATCTCATTCTCCTTAAGGGGCGCTTGCGCCCCCATAGTTAATAATCCGTTAGGATTATTAACTATGTTTGTACTAGTAGATATATCACTAGTACTAGTAGTTATATAGTTGTCTATGTATAGGTGCCCTGAAAACGAGGGCACGGTAGAAAGCAGCTTTTTAGCCTCGTCTGTAAATTTTAGACGGGCAATCCACTGCCCGTTATTCTGTAAACGGACAGACTTAATGTATCTAAGATCCTTAAGTTCATTGATGGCAGCCTGAAGTACATCTCGACCTTCCGAGAATTCTTCACTCTTTTTTAAATCGTCAGCAGAAAACACCCGACCCTTTTCAGCAAAGTAATAAAAAAGTGATCTGGCCCGTAAAGATAATTTTGGGTTAACAATTGGTTTTAGCATATAACCCTCCCTCTATATCTATCTTACAGTCTATCCACCCTGTTTGGCAAACCGCGGGTTTGACGTGGAGAGATCCCTGCTAGTACTTGTTCTGTAGCAAGCGATAGGGTAAGGCCTACAAACGTAGTTGCTAATGTATAAACTACTAGATATAATAATCGTGTATTTAAATTAAGGCATGCAAGTAAACTAAGAACCAACGCTAATAGTCCTCGCCACTTTCCTAACGGTTTGATTAAACTTTCTACAGCTGTTAGAATACATGCTGTAGCCAGTCCTGCGATAATTACTATGCCCATAGATACATTCTATTCTCTAAATACAACTCTGTCAATATCGAAGGCTTGACCTGAGACATAGGTTGATGGGCTAAAAGTAATATTTACAATTGCATATGCCGCACCTGTAATAGAACTGACTGGGAATGAGTTTCCAATATAAGCCCAACGTTCAGTATGAGTTATGGTGGCAGTCTGTGTTCTAGCCGCAGTTGTTATAACTGTGTTATTAGCACCAGTTGCATCTTTAGAGTTTGTTGTTTTATTTCCAGTAAGATTGTCTTGATAAACCACAATAACATTGTCATTAAGGTCATAGTAATTAACTACTAGTGAATAACTACCAAGTGAATCAGAGTTAACAGGTCTAATTGCAACTGAAGCATAGTAACCAGCATCTGGTACTAAATAAACCTTTTCGGTTTTAATGCCAAAAGGTTTAGCAGAGCTAGAACCGGCAGTAGTAACACGACAGTATCCTTGTCCATGAGTTAAGTTATCTGCAAATAATGTACCTTTTGCAATTCTTCTTGTTAAAGTTGAATTAACTGAAATCCAACCATTTAAATTATTTTCAAAAGAAGAAGATTTAATTTTTGCACCAGGCAGGTCTTGATACTCATCTAAAGCACTTCCTGTGTTAATACCCCAGTTAGAACCTATTGGCATAAAGTCAGATATAGTTGCATTTAAACGATTAATCTTTGTAGCATAATTAGCAAAATAACTGCTCTTTCCTCCACCAACACTTGGAATTTTAGCTGCCCAAATTGTTTTACCTGAGGTTAATGGATTAGGAATTGCAAAAGTAGATCCCAAAGTAGTATCAAGATATTGAGTTACTACACGTCCATACTCTGCATGAACACCGTCAATATGAAAATAAGTAGATGTTGATCCAACAGGGTTTGCTACCGAAATATTAAATGGTACAGTAGTTTGACCTGCTGTTAATTGAACAACAGTATGTATTCTTTTCCAATCCCCAGATTCTGCAAGAGTAATAGGAAAAGTATTAGTTCCAATAGTATAAGTAGTATGTGCTCTACGTACATATGCAGATATAATAAAATCTTCTCCGCCAATAGCGGCTGAAGGAAGATGTGCAATACCGCTTAAAGAACCTGTAGAGATGTAAGTATTTTTACCAAAATAAAGTCCATACTTAGGTCCTAAACCACCATCTGAAGTTTCTCTAGAAAGTCCACCTGCGCCAACTGAAGTCCAGTCTGTAGTGTTAAGTTCAAATCCAGAGTTACTTACATAGTTATATACTTCTTTAGTTTCCCATTTACAATCTGCAGGGGCATAGTATTTTTGAGTTAAAGGGTCTGTAATTGTTACTCCGCCATCACCATCAAAAAATGGGTCTACTATAGTAGAGGCTTCTAACATGCCTCCATCTAACCAATAATTATCCCCAGCAACATTGTTTGTAAAATAAAAACTAACTTTAACTAAAGGGTTTCCGGCATCTTGTGAATAAGGTGGGGTAATAGCTGTAGCATAAACTTGAGTAGGGGTTGTTGTAGAAAGAGTAAATGAGTCACCATCTACAAAATACTGCGTAGTTGGATAATATTGTCCATCAGTATCAGAAAAAATAGAAGACTGTAATTGTTTAGAGGATTGATTAGAAAATTCAATTCTTACTTTAGCCGTTCTAGCAGCAGACCCCATAATATAAGCACTAGCAACAATTTGTTGTCCTGGCGCTATAGATACCCAATCAGAAATATATCCTGCTGTACCGTTAGCTGTTGAGGTTAATTTTCCTAGTTTTGTACCATGAATTAATGCGGCTGTAGTTACGCTATCTTGGGTTAAAGTTCCATTTAAAGCATCCCAAGAAGATACTCCGTATTCCATTTCAGGATTAATAAAGTAATTTTCTTTTTCTCCTGCAACGTTAATATAAATTTTACGAGCATCTTCATACATGAGACTATGTTCTGCCTCAGCAAATTGAAGCATGTCAAAGTAAATATTATCAGCCATTAGTTATCTTCCAATGGAGTGGGATTTTCCCCATTAATTAAAATTGATAGTTCTTCTAAAGAAACAAATTTTTTGCTTTCTGCGTGATAAGCACCACCAATAACAGCTAAGTTTTCATTAGTGTACTCAATACATGTTTTTTTAGTAACTGCTTCAGCAACTTCTTTAGAGTCACATATAATAATGTTTTCAACCATATTAGATTCATTTACTATAGCAAAGTTCATTTATCTATCCTTTCGTAAAATTGATTTCCATCGTATTCTCCACCAATATAGGCAGGGCTATTTTTTAAAGTCATTTGCACTAGTGTACACGAGTTATCTACGGTTTTTTTTTCAGTTTCCCAACAAAATCCAACAACTATTTTGTCTTTTAATACTGCATACATTAAAGACATATTTTAATAATAAATCCATAAACCGCCAGCGCCACCTGCACCGCCGCCACCTGCAGCGCCACCACTGGTATTGTTAGCCATTCCTCCACCGCCTCCACCGCCACCACCAGATCCATATGTGCCCGCACCACCAGTACCTCCAGTAGCACCATAGTAACCACCCGCAGTACCTGCTGCACCACCTACTGGAGAACCAGAAGGAGTTACGGTAGGAGTTGTTCCACCTGCACCACCTGCACCATTAATACCACTAGAAAGAAGTCCTGCACTACCGCTACTTGCTGTCCCAGTAGCCAGCCCACCTGCGCCAGGGGTGCCAGGATAACTTCCAGTAGCTGCACCACCTGCTGCACCACCTGATGCACCTATACCGCCAAATGCAGATAATCCTCCAGCAGAACCAGCGCCACCAGATCCGCTTGTACCTCCTGATCCGCCTGAACCACCTGCTCCAATAATGCAAGATGAACCTGCAAAAGCAATACCAAAAGCATATTGACCAGATGCTCCGCCGCCGCCGCCTGAGCCGCCGCTAGATGTGATGCCACCTGTGGTGTTTAATCCACTACCACCTCCGCCACCACCACCACCACCAACAATTAGCGCATAAACAATATTTATTCCAGTAGGATAAGTTAGTCCACTTTGAGTTGAGGTAATAGTCTGTCTTAAACTTGGTTGAATTGCGGTAAAAGAAGCTGAGGAACTTTCTGGAAATACGTTAAGACCCATTATGCAACCTCCAATTCTGTTGTTGATACTGTAGCCAAGGTTGTGGCTATGTTTGCTAGGTCTCTTGCTTTGGACATTAGTTACCTTCTCTCGTATTATTTGCTTATACTGCGGTTGAAAAAACGGTTAGTCCAGCATTAGCACTACTTAAACTTGTACTGCCAGTTACAAGAACCCAAATTCCATTACCGTACCCTAAAGATGAAATTTCCTCAACGCCTGGCGTTGTAGTTGGTGTAGCCGAAGCCGCACTTGGTATTGTTTCTATTTTTTCAATAGCAAAAGTATATCTATTGTTACTGCCAGTAGTAAATCTAGTATAAACATCTGTTGCACTGTATGTTAATAAAACTGTAAATGATTGCGAGCCATTAGCAACATTATCAAGTACATAATATTTAGAATTAACACTATCCCAAATAGGTAATATCCTATTAAGATTATTGTTGGTTGGAAATGAACTTATTAAAAAAGAAGGAGGACTTTGTGACTCATAAGTTACTGTATCCCATTGTGTTGATACAGAAGCAGATGCTCTTCTTACGTTAGAACTTAGTGCATTAAACTTATCTGCGTGAGGCATATACCAAATATATCCACCATCTGAGGCTACATTGTACGAAGGAGCAAGAGTCCAACTAGTTCCATTTGTAGAGTAATAGGCTTGCTGATTAGCAACAGCATAATTGTGTGATGCTACTAGTACTGTTTGAGCAGTGTTTACGGCTATACTTTGAATATTATTTACTGGGCTAAGTCTTGCTGTCCAAGTAATTCCATCAGGTGATGTAGAAATTGCATTTACTGAACCACCAGCGTCACCATTTAAAACAAATAAATTTATTGACCCAGCGACCCATATAATATCAAAAATACTACTTCCAGCAGTAATTTGGCTTGTTCTTGAAGTCCAACTACCACCTAAAGTTGTTGATGTATACAGATAACCAGTATTACCGCCAACAACCCAAGTCGTACCATTAAAAGCAATTGCTCTTACTCTTTGATTAGCAGGAAAAATTATTTGGTAATTCCAAGTTTTTGCATCTGTGGAATAACCAATAACGCCAGTACTAGTTCCAAAAATATAATAACCACCAAGATAATAAACTTTAGTTGAAGCAAAACCTGGGGTTTGGGCACTACGTGCTCCGCTTAGAGAGGCAAAAGAAGGAGTGCTATACCCAGTCCAAACTTTTGTTCCAGTACTAACAGTTGCTGCAGGAATTTGTTGTAATGCCATTACGCTATCTCCACTCCTGAGATGTGAAAGTTAATTGTTGTTGCTGATGCTCCACCAGTAATGGTGTTAGTTGTTGCTAATACTTGCTTAAGGTCAATATAAACCGTTGAGTTAGCAGAAATAGCAGTGGTTGTATGTAATGCCACCTGTCCTGCTGATGGACCCATAGCCAATGTAAATGTACCAGCAGAGGCTGCTGTATTAGTTACTGCTATATTGCTTACTACTGTAGTAGTTGAAGCAGGAACTGTATATAATATAGTTGTTGTAGTTGTTGTTGCTGCTCCCCTAAAGAGAGCCTTAGTTGTTGTAGCCATTAGTTACTACCTTTCGTTGTTAGAGTGCGCCCATAAGGAGCAGTGTTAGTTCGTCTATTACGCTCCCTGGACCACCTGCTGCGGTTAGGTTAATATCACCTGATGCAGTTACTGTTCCAGTTAAAGTTGGGGCTGTTAAAGTTTTGTTAGTAAGAGTTTGTGTACCTGTTGAGGTAACATCACCTGTTCCATTAGCAGTCCATGCTGATCCATTGTAGGTCTCAAGGGAATTTGTACCAGTAAGGTAAGAAACCATTCCAGCAGCCAAAACTCCTGAAAGAGCTGTGGTGCGTGCAGAAGCATCGGCAAAAACCATAACTGTCTGATTCATTAAATAAGAATTGACGTTTGCAGCAGTAAGAATCTCACCACTATTAAATATCTTATATGCCATTGATTTTCCTTACTATGATAACGTTGAGGTATTGAGTATACCGTAAGATGAGCTGTCGAGAATGAATATATCGTTAAAAACATTAATATTAATTTTGGCAAAAACAGCCCCTAAGGGAGATAGTTTTCCATTTCTTCCTGAGTCTGAAGCCGTAGTAAATTCTTTAAAAGCAGTGGTAGTAGTTAATCTAGGGCCTTCAGCAGTAGTACCCAAAGAATTACCAAATTGATCATACCAAGTGATGGTAGCAGTAATTATTTTAGAGGTTGTATCGTGTCGTGCCCAGCCACTAAATAAATAACGGGTATTTTCTTTAACAGGTATACTGTTGTTTTTTATATCAAGTCCTGAAGCAGGCAGAGACATTGCTAATGCAATTATATCTGTGCTATTTACTTTGCCTAACCCTAGATTTTTTGCTGGATAGCTGGTATCAACAAAGGGTGTAGGGGCAGACATACCCTCAATGGTGTAAGTTGATCGGGTAAGAGTACCAGCAGAAACTCCCCAACGCCCTACAGATTCTTCAAAAGAAGAGTCATTATAGTCTAACATCATATTGTGACCTAAAGAATAATTAGCATTCCAGTGAGTTAATGCAGTAGTATAAGTTTCTAATCCTAAAGAAGTTCCCTTATATGAATTAATAATATTGCCTGTAGCAGCAATAGATCGGTTGTAGATATCTCCTAAAGCAGCTTCATACTTAAACCCTAAACTTGTACCTTTATACTCTAATAGAGAACTGGGAGTATAAAAAGAATCCCATGAGTTTAACAATAGTTTTCCTTGTACTCTCATGTAGTCGTACATAAAAGAAAAAACGCCTAGGGTAGTTACTAAACTATTATCTCCATAGTTTGAAAAATCTTCTCCAACATTGTTATCAGAGTTAAGCCAGGTTTTAGGTAACCAATTACTAATTTTAAGTAAAGAGTTTTTATTTCCAATTAAAATTGCATATGAACTGCCACAAAATATCCAAGAACTTCCATTAAATAACCAAATAGAATAAGAAACTTCTAAGTCTTCTCTATCAGTAGAAACATCTGTATAAAAGGTACCAATACTAGAGTATGAGCCGCCATCAAGAAAGGTTCCTTTAGCAGGGTCATCTAAAGTACCTGTATAACTTTTAACCAAAACCCAATGCGTAGGTGATGGGTCTGTAGGGTCTGCTGTAATTGGATCCCAATTAATTGAAATTGTTTTATAGTCACTTGATGTAGCAACGATATTAGATTGATAGTAAACGCTTACTACGGATGTTACACCGTAACGAATTCCAGAACCATATCGTTTAGTACCATATTTTGCCATTTATTATATACCGCCAGTAATTGTAGTGACTAAACTACTAGCAAGAAGGTATGGAATTTCATTTGCAGCAAGCGTAATTGTGCCAACAGATCCAGAACCATTTTTAGATAGTTGAGTTACTGTTGCTGAAACTACACCTTCAACATTTTGAATAGCTGAAGTAATTGTAGATAAAGGAATTGTTTTACCAAAGGTATTTTGATCATAATAAAATAAACCGGTTTCACCAAGCATAGCTTGATAAATAGCCAGTTTTATATCTGAATTTTTATACGCAGGGTCTGCAGTTATTGTTGCTGAAATGTAAATAGGCACATATGTTGGGGGAAGAACAGTTACTGTTGTTCCAGCTAAAATTTTATCGTCCATATATGTTTGAACAGCATATGCAAGATTAGTCCAAGAAGATGTGGGAGTTAAAGAAATTGCTAATCCACCATTTACATATGTAGCAGTTAAAGTACTAGCAACAGTAAACGTTGAGGTTGAAGGAACTGCTGTAATAACTGCTCCCTGTAAATTATAAGCAATTGGATTGATACCTGAAATATTTAAAGTATTGCCAATAGCAAATCCATGGTCTACATCTGTAGCAAAAGTTACGGTTGTTCCTGTAGTAGCAATACCAATAATATTTGCTTGAGGGTATCCCGTAGCTGCTTGTCCATCATTCATTGGTTGGACATAAAGGTTTACACTTGTATACACACTTGATGAGGCATTAGATTTTCCTACACCTTCTGCAAGATTTGCTAGATAAGCATAGTCTTTTAAAGTTACAGCTCTACGACGTGTAAGAACAGCAGCTTTAATTTTATTTTTAATGTCTTTTGTTGAGTCTCCGTCAGCCCCACCAGTTGCCGGAGCACTGTTAGATACAGTAAAGTAAGTAGTTACTTGTGGATCTAGATTTCCAGGAAAAAAAGTAATTTCTGTAATAGATAGGGATTTAATATTTCCTGCAGCACCAACACTAGTTTTATAGGTTGCACTAATTAACTGCCCACTAGGTGGAATAGAACCATTAATTCCGTCACCAAACTGGATATTAACAGACCCATCTTCATTAGGTGTTGTTGTAAAAACTTTACTTGTAGGACCGGCTTCAAGAATATTATCTATATACGTCCAGTTACCAAATGCAACTCCTTGTCCTACATAAACCGTAATAGATGGATTTACAACTCCTAGGTCTGTTATATTAAAACTTTGATTTGCTGTTCCATCAGATGAACCTATGTTTGCAGGTAGAGCTACGTTATAGGTACTATCAATTAAGTCAGGTTTATCAGTGTTTACAGTTTTTCCCTCTTGACATAAAAGAGTAATTGCTGCGCCAGGAGCTACTGCTGTAGCTGCTGTAGTTGTTTCAAAGTATACTTCTGAATAAATACCAAAAGAAAGTGGGGCCATTACCTGAGTACCGATAGGAATATCAATTGTATTAGAACTAACATTAGTAAACGTTACATATACGGAAGCCGGTGTAGGACCAGAAATATTATAATCATACAACTTAGCAAAAGATAAAAGAGTACTGCGTTGAATAGCAGTATCAATAGTAGTTTCATTTGCAATACGGTCTAAATAATGGGACATAATATCTCCCATATAGGCAAACGTTTCTACCAATACGTGCCCTAGATCTGAATAATCTGTTGGGTCCCAGGTTGTATTAGTGCGCTCTTTAATTAAGGCAATCAAATCTGCTTTTAACGCAGCAAAGTCTCTAGATGTATAGTCAATTTGCATGATTACCTCGTCATTATTCCGTCATAGTTAATTGTGCCAGTGTTAATTGTTAGAGAAGTAAGTGTATCATCTGGCAGCTTTAAAGACACAATTACATTTTCCGTACCGTTAAAATTTTCTCCAGCAAACTCTACTGCGGTCACGCTAACTTCTGGGATCCAGGCTGCAATTGCTTCTGAGATAGCAAGCGGAATAGCAATTCGGGCATCGCTGTCATTTTCAAACAAGGACCTGCTCCAATCAACTCCATAAGTAGGAAGCATTGGGCGTTGCCCTACATTGTAGGACAAAAGAGTTAAAACACGATCTAAATAAATTTTAGTAGCCGATGAGGTAGATTCAACTACTCCAAAAGGACTAATAATATAAGGAAAACTTAAAGCTTGATTCATGACTGTACTCCTATCCATACTGGATAATCAGGATCTCCTGCGATAAACATAACCCAAACTAATTGATTTATTGCCGGAACAGTTCGGTGAAAAGTATGTTCTGGCGTTTTAAGACTAGTAGAAGAGCTAGTAGTTCCAGGAGCACTAATACCACTAGCAGAAGTATATGTGCTAGTTTCTTGTGTGTCTGTTGTAGCGGTAGGAGATGCCCCAACAATGCCCTTAGTTACCATAGTTTTAGTAGTTGTATGTGGATGGTTTAATTGTCCCCCACCACTTTTAGCAACAACAGTCAAGGCAGGAACTGTACCTCCGCCAGTACCTCCTACAACTCCTGTTGAAGTAGTAGTTAGTAAAGCTGCAATCTGTGCAGCAGTATGCGGTTGATGATCTGGATGGTAAGATGAATCTGTTATTGGTAAACAAGCTTGAGCCCAGTTATGAGACTCAACTCCAGTAGGTCCATAAACTAAAATTTGTATTCTATTTTTCTTTAATGGGTCTGCAACACTAGTAACTTTTCCAGAGTATAGTCCATAAAAACGAGGACGACCTTGAGGGTCCATCATATATTCAGTATCATATTGAGTCATCGCAAAACCTTTCCACTACTAGTAGCAGACCATTGTACAGTTTTTTTAATTCCACCGATATTTGGTGCACCGTTTTTAAAGGCTGTACTGCCAGCAACCAATGGTACAGAGGTTTGAGATTTATTTTGAATAGCTGTCTTAGCAAAAATTCCATAACTTGGGTTAATAGAAGAAGCATTAGGGGATATAGTATATTCACTAAGTTTAGATTTTGAAGAAGTTAAAGACTGACCAGCAAAATCACTTTGAACATCTCTAGTATCAGATCTAGTCCTAGCTTTAGGGTCCACATCTCCAATAATGTCAGTTCCTACCTCAATATTTAATATGTAATTTGCTACACGTCCGCCAAAGACATGCTCTACGGAAAGAACTGTCCAATATCCAGACATGCCATTAGGCAACCCATCAAGATATATTGGGTCATATGGCCGAAGAGTTGCATGTCCAACTATAGATACTTTTGCTCTATGCTGATATCTATTAGCGTTATTAAAAGATTGAGCAATCTGTTTAGAATTTGTTAAGTCTTTAATAACTTCATGTGGATGATGTTTTTTAAATATTGCTGGTTGGGTACCATTAGATTTATTAGATGAAAAATTACTCATTATTTAGCCAACTTTTTAGCAAAGTACGTTTTGTTTGGGATAACTACTCCTGGATTACCTTTTTTAGGTGCAACATGTGGATGAGTAGTCTTTACTACAGAGGCTGTTTTATTATTAACTCCGCTAACAACCCTGTCTATACGCAGTCCCATCTCAGGTGCTTGATCAGAAATAATAGGTTCAAACGCTATAATTGTTCCAGTCATACGTAATTCACGTGGCACAACCCCACCAACCTCATCATCAATGTAATCAAAGTAGGGTGCAGACATTTTTTTACTTTGATAAATTTTATCTTTTGATACAAACGTTAAAGTTGTATTTTCTACTAAAAGGGCAAAACCATTTTGTTTGGCCAAACTTCTGCACAACTGCCAATCACTTTGTCCTGATTGAGTTATCTGGTCACGTACTCTAGGGTCTCTTTGAGTAACAGCTTGCATACTATGTTTTTTAGCAATCTTACTTATGACTTGATCAGAGGTTGTATTTTTGTATACTTTTTGATCAGTATTTTTTAAAACCCAAGACGCACCTACGCATACAATATCCATATTTCCACCCTGCCAAGAATTGTTTTGACGAACGTGGTGAATATATCCATACCAAGTTGAATTAAGTTTTCCTGAACGATATGTAAAAACTACAGGATCTCCTGATAGTAAAGCCTCCTTTTTAGTTGCAGGCTTACCTTTATAATGCAGTACAAGACGGTCATGTTCTTCAGGATCTTGGTGCAATTCAGCACCAACTAAAATAAGATCCATGTCAGAAGCTTTTGGAAATGTGGCCGTAAAATCGCTATCTTTTGCATTAGAGTTCCATACAAAATTTTTATGGGCAGGGCTATTTTGATCAATTGCCATACGGAATCCTTAAAATAGTTCCTTCTTCAATATCAAATGGGTCGTCAATTTCAGGATTAATCTCCATAATTTCCCACCAATATTTTGCTCCTACCCCAAAAACTTCTGATAACCTAGAAAGGTTGTCTCCATTTTTCCAAGTATAGGATATGTAATTAAGTGTTCTGCTATCTGGAAAACGTCTAAATACAGAGATGACATAATCACCTGTGTATTTATCAGGGGTTTGAGTTAAAGGTCCCTCGTAATATCTTGATACTCTTTCTATCATCCTGGTGCCTTTTCTGTGCTAATTATATTAGATTTAATAACTCCTGCTTTAACACCTTCTCCAAGACCAGTAGCAGTCCATAAGGCAGGGTAACGAACAAAAGTAATACTTACAGTACTAAGCATTGGAATCATGTTTAAATCAAACATCACATGGTTTACATTAAGACTTGCTACTGAACCAAAGTACTTTAAGTTTTTGTTTAACTGAAGCCAACAAGGTGTGGCAGTAGTAAATCCAAAATCTGCTGAAGCACCGTTGTATTCTTTATCAAATAACAAAGGTTTGTTTAATGGGTCTCCATTTAAAACTCTATACAAAAATTCAAGATCATACTCCGTACCGCGATTTAAAATGCCTTCTTTTTCATAGTCTTTTAATGTTCTACCATATAACATGTCTTGAGAAACTTTAGGATTTGACATGCGTAAGTATTTTAAATCAGGAATTCTATTTAAGTATAGTTCAAAAGTTACGTTAGAGTTACCTACAAGCAATGTAGCAGGATCTTTTGCACCTAAAGTCCAGTCTACAGAGTTATTAGACGAACTAGAATAACTAAAAGTAGTGGGATTATACATAAATCTAAAACCCCATTGATTTGATGAGTTTGAAATTATGTCTGTAGTTGCTTTTAATTTTTCTGGGTCTCTATTTAAAGCTTTAGCGCCATTTACATCTTGATAAATTAAACCACGTTCTATTGTTTTTTCAGGAAAAATGGCAAGGTCTTTAAACTTATCACTATCTTCATACTCTGCTTTTTGTCCCATAGACGTTCTAGATTTGTTATCGTATGGAGGAGGATTATACCTATAGGCGCCTTTTGGTACATAAGTAGGGACGTCTTTATAAGTAATGTCGGTATTAACTGTAGACGATATAGATTTATAAGTTATATACTTAGAAGCAACTTGTGCATTCCATTTATCTATGTTTGCTTTACTAGAAAGATCTTTAAGTAAATTAGGTGTATCTAAAGCTTTACAATCTTCTCCATTTAAACCACAAGTCCATATTTCATCATAATTTTTAGTTTTACGATGCACTATAAAATACCAAGTTTTATTATCTGTTGCAGATATATCATATTTTTTAATAGTTAATTCAGCATTAGAAGTAGTTGATGTTGAAATCCCTGATAATTGTGGACAAGCTTTAATTGCTGTTATAGGAAATGTAGGAGGTTTTTTTGCAGTACTCCAAATAATGTTTGGTGCATCATTAGTAGTGTTGTCAACATTTCTCCAATTTATTTGTACATTAGATAAGTTAGAAGAAGCAGTGCTTTTCCAACCTATAGTAAATGTTGGAGTATAAGATACTGCACCGGTTGTTGCTCCGCCTTTACGGGTAAAAGCAATCTTAGTATGGCTTTTACCACTAACTGATTCGTCAACAAATTTACCTATATTAACAAAGGCAGCTCCTTCACCGGATGTAAATTTTAAGTCAAATCCAGCCGGACCATTATTAGTTGAAGGAACTATAGTTCCCTCAAGCGGATAGGCTTTTCTCCAAGTTGTAAAACTTGCATTTTCAGTTTCATAAACATCAATTAAATAATATACTTTATATATTGTATTAGTAGTTATAGAGTCAAATTTAAGTTCTTCTTTTTTTAATAGTTCACTTACTGAAAGATCAAGTGTACCTTCATCAATATAACGTCTAACATCTGCATAATAGTATTTAGTAGGCATTATAAAGCACTTCCAATCTTCTTAAGAACATCGCTTTCACTAAGTTTTTTACCAATCATTTTAACAAGACGATCAGTTTCTTGTACACTTCCTTGAGCAATGTGTACCTTCATTTGTAAGTTAACAACAACGTTTTTAGAATTAGACCCACTATAAGCAGTTCCAATATTCATTCCCCCAGCTGGTCCACCAAGATCTTCATTAAATCCGGAGCTAGTTAAAGAAGAACTTAAAGTTGGACTTGAAAGAGAAGTAAGAGAACTACTTGACATTGGTCCTTTTCTTAAACCAGAAGTAGTTTTTTTAGCCACAGACATAAGCTGTCCAGAGATTGCTCTAGGACCTGCAACAGATGAAGCAGTTAAATTTCCTCCAGTAGGTGCTGCCGGTGCTCCATTTAGATAAGGTGCCGGATTTATTTTAACACCCTTCTCATTGAGAAGTTCAAAGTGAAGGTGTGGGCCAGTAGAGTTACCTGCTCCAGGGGCTCCAGGTTTACCGCCAGACTTACCAACAACTTGTCCTGGAGAAACTTTTTGTCCTCTAGAAACATTGATTTGAGATAAGTGACCATAACGAGAAGCGGTACCATCTTCGTGTTTTACTTCAACCCAGTTTCCATAACCATTAGCATCGTTACCAATAGTACTAATAGCACCTGCTTCAACAGCAGTTAAAGGACTACCTACTGGTATACCAAAGTCAATGCCATGGTGGTTTGAAGAAATACCTGGATGTTTAGAATTATCTCTTGGACCAAATCCAGAAGTTATAACTGCACCCTTTGGTACAGGGCTAACCATTGGTGTTGGAACCGAACTTCCACCAGGTCCACCAATTCCTAAGTTACCGTGATCATGTGGACCACCAGTAGCAAAACCAAGAAGACCACCAGCAGCAGCACCAATAGCAGCTCCTTGTGGACCAAAAAACATTCCAATTCCAGCACCCATACCGCCATATTTTGCAGCATTACCTGCACGTGAGCGCATACTTCCTCTAGTACTTCCGCTTTGAATTGCACTTCCCGCAAGTCCTACCCCAGTTGCAACTAACCCACCTTTTAAAAATTTTCCACTCAGACCAACACCACCTCCGCCACCACCACCGCCAAGCAACCTAGTTAATACTCCAAATTGCACAAGACCTGAAATAGCCCCACTTATCGCACTGCCAAATCCGGCAAGAAGTCCTCCCATGTTTCCCGCATTAGGAAGGGTTTGTAAAATTCCTTTAAGAGTCATAAGGCCATCATTAACTGGACCAAGAGTATCTGCCATAGTACTGTAGGCGTCATTAAGCGCAGCAGTAGTGCGAAGTGATGCATCATATCCTCCAACTAAACCTTGTTCAGTTGCAGCAAGTTTTCTATTTTCACTTGAATTAAATCTAAAATTAGCACGAAGAGGAGAGCTTTGATCTACACCCATTGCATTAAGAATCTTATTAGGATCTTTCATTTGCGATGCTGTAAGAGGTTTTCCATTAGAAGCACGTGCAAGAATACCGGATTGGATCATCTGCATTAGCTGAGGATCGCCACCAGTAATTTGTTGAATGGTTGCGTAACCCTTACTGCCAGGGTTTAATACAAGAGCTGCTTGTTCTTTTGTGATCCTTTGACCACGATACAAGAAACTATATACGTCATTAATAATTGTGTTAGGTGGTTTTAAATTACCTTGAGTATCACGAATTTGAATACCAGCACGTAAAAAATTCATGCCGTTCATTCCCGCCATACTTGCGGCAGCCATCTCGTTACTCATACCAGACATGGCGCTTAATCCGCCAATTTGTGACATGATATTTTTAGAACTTATTGAACTAGCTGTGTAACCACCTTGATACATTAAGTTCATTGCAGCCATGGTTGGACCCATAGCACTTGTTGCTCCGCCACCTACTTGTGCATTAGCTTGCATAATTGCTTGGCGTGAAGACATGCCACTAAGACCTGCGTAAGTATCTGCACCCAGGCGTTGCTTAACTGCATCCATAGTATTAGGTGCGGCTTTCATATATGTGCCAGCACCAAATGCTGCTAAGCCAAGACCCATCCCAACTTTTTCAGCACGTGTAAATGAACCAAGACCAAGACGTCCGGCGCCTGGTCTGCCTGCTGCAGCTTTTCCTGTAGCAGCTTCGGTTTCTTTAATACCTTTAGACCAGGTATCAACCATTTCGTCTACAAGTTTTTTAGCCTCTTTGAGATACTTAATAAACTCTTTAGGCATTCCTTCAAAATCAACTTGATCAGAGATAGGTGAAAAAGAGGTGGACTCAGCATCCGATGGTGGGAACATACTTTGAGTTGCCATTTACATCACCGCCTTATTCTAGCCGTAGCTCTATCTAACCAATTTATACGTTCTCTCATACTGAGGTTACGTACTTCATTTAGTGTCCACCCCGGATAATTCTGGACTATTAAATCCTGCATATCCATGAGTAGTTCGTAGTCAATCTCGTTAGCGAAACAATTCCGCTAAAGTTAGCGGAAGCGGTACCTCCGTGCCGCAAGACTGACATGGGATTTTTATTTCACTGAGTTGTGGGCCTGGGTTGCGGTTTGTAATTTCCTGAAGAATGTCTCTACGGTCTTTCAGGCTTAGTTTTCGAACATCGTCTAAACTAAGTACTGTCTTTCCATTGATAGATTCAATACAGTTTTTCAGAAGAATTGTATCTAATTCTGCTGAAGTTTTGTTGGTAGATGTAACAATAGCTTTTTGGGTACTTCCAGTAGGAAGTGTTACTACTACGTCTCCAACCTTACACTTAACATTAAAGGTATGCTCCCCGTCAAATTTCTTAAGAGGAACGTCTTTAGATAAGTCTATTTCAAAAACTTGCTCTACGTTACAGCTAGGGCATTCTCCAGGTCCTAATTTAATATCAGATCCAAAAGTAGCTTTTCTAATTGCTAGTAGTAATAGTTCACGATCACCGGCATAGAGAGCATCTAGTGTCTCTTTGTCAGCAAGTTCGTCACCAATCTTTACTGTGGCTCGTTCTAAGATTGTTAAAAGAGCTTTTCCAGGATCAGTAACCTTAGATAAAAGTTCTTCATCTAACCCATTAAGTTCTCTAATTTCTGCTGTAGAAATTAAACCTAAAAATGGATCCATTAATCCGCCCAATAGTTCAACTGTAGTATCAGGTGGGGGCGTAGTAGTAACTTTTACATTACTACTAGCCACCACCGGATCAGGTGAAGCCATTGCCTTAGACGCTAGTTCATTTGCTAAAGCTGGGTTATTTGCCGCATTTATGCTCGTATTAGTAGTCATTTTATTTTCCATTTCTTTTAATTAATTAGTTACCGGCTCTAGTACGTTCAGGTGCAGAATTAGAAGCCTCGTAACCTGTTGCATAAGATACATCCCAACCTTCATGCACTAGAGACATTTCTTCTACCATAAGGGTATTAGCTCCTGCATCTAGATTGCTATAGGATAGGGATGAGATCCAAGCATTGTATACCTTAAAACGAAGTGATGTGTGTTGCTTAAGATCAACATCTGCTTGTGTACCACCTGTGCCACCAGTACTTGCCTGAGGATTTGGATGGCTTAAAACTTGGATATCAAGGTCACAACGGAATCCGGCACCAACACCAGTTGTATAGCTAGGAGTTAGAACTGAAAACAGACGCTTCATCCATTTTGCATTTGAATCTTGTCCCAACATTACTCCTTTAGAAAGAGTGATTGGGCTGAATGCTGATTGACCAGGGATTTGGTGAACGTTAGTATTATATCCACCTTCACGATAGGCAATAGGCTCAGTTGTTACATTAAGGCCAGATAGAGAAACAAACCCCATCTTTGCTGGCTTTGATGTATCTTTCCATTCATCTGTTGGTATAAACGATACTAAGAACTTAAAATTACGGACTGGATCCGTCATTAAAGTACTTAATGTATTATTAGTTGCTGGCATTTTTATTTATCTCCTTTACGCTGATGCGTTTCCGGTTAGTTGTCCAAGCTTAATGACAACAAACTCTGCTGGGTACTCAAGAGCTACACCTATTTCAATATTAACTTTACCTTGTTGAATATCGCTAAAGCTAGTTGTAGTATCGTCGCACTTTACGTAAAATGCTTGAGCTGGATTTGTTCCACGTAGTCCACCTGATTGCCAGTAAGCAAGAAGGAAGCTACTTAAAGATGTGCGAATTTGAGACCATAGACGTGAGTCATTGTTCTCAAAAAGAGCAAACGATGTTAGATCATTAATAGACTTCTCAATGTAGATTAAAGAACGTCGGATATTGATATAACGGTTGTTTGGAGTATTATCAAGAGTGCGGCCACCCATGATAACAATACCTGCGCCAGGAACCTGACGGATAGCATTAATTGGATCAACTGATGTATTGATAGCATCAAGTTCAGCATTAGTAAACAAGTGCTCAGTAGATACAGCAAGAGCCATAACATTCTGAAGACCTGCTGGAGTCTTGGCTGGACCACGAGATGCATCAGTAGCAATGTACTGGCCAACAACACCGGCGCCAGGAGCTTGTAGGCGAGTTACGCCAATCCCCTTATTCACATCTGGAATGCTGTACCAAGGGTAGTAAGCTGCTGCAATATTTCCTGAAGTAACTCCAGAAAAAATAGCGTAAGTTGCACTTACTTGAGTTTGTGCAGCAGTTGCTGATAGTCCAGCAGGAGTATCAAAAACTGCAAAACAATCATTGCGACTAGCTGCATAAGCAACTGCGTCACCATGAATTTGTGCTGTAAGAGTACTTGTTGCAGCATATGGAGCATCTGGTGCGTAAATAACTAGAGGGTTAAGTACGGAATCAAATGTTGACCATGCTCCTGCATAATCAGAACGACCAAGAGATGCACCATCTGATCCTCCAGCAAATCCAATAAAACCAGTAGTAATTGCTGGAGTTTTTGTATTATCTAAACCTACGCTGCTAATAGTAATTACTGAAGTAGGATTAGAGTTAACAATAGAAAGAACAAAGTTTCTATCTGTAGATGCCATGCTTAAATCTGAATAAGATTCAATTAAGGTTGTAGATGAGTTGCCATTAACAGTAGTTGTCTGATATACCTCAAGACCAAAACGGCTAGCAGAACCAGAAGCAACAATTTTAACTGAATAGTTACCGGACCAAGATCCAGCGCTAGCAGCATTAATTGTAAATACTGGGTTAGAAGGTACGGTTACTACTACTGTAGCTGTTGCAGAAGCACCGGTTACGGCAGTTCCTGTAGCAGCACTTGTAACAGTAAATTGTGAACCTGAACGAGTAGCAATAGTTGCATTAGTTAGGTTAAAAGCTGTTGTTGAAAGTCCAGTAATAGATACTGTTTGTCCAACAGCAAATGTGTTAGTAGCTGTGTATGTAATTGTTCCAGAAGCTGCAGAGGCTGCAGTTACTGTAGCAGTAGTAGTGGTAGTAGTTCCAGTACCATCGTTAACAATCAAGGATCCTGTTCCAGGACCTGATCCGATAACACGCTTTACATATAGATTGCGGCCACCATTAGCAAAAAAGTTATAGGCAGCCCAAGTTGTTGGGTATAAGTCATTTAATCCACCAAAAGTCTTAACAAAATCTGTCCAAGTACTTACTAGAACAGGTGCTAATGTAGGACCTTGTGGAAGAGCTCCAGCAAATGCTCCGACAGCGTTTGCAGTGTTTGCAGGCTGCACAGCTTGAGGAAGAGCTACTTCCTGGATATAGACTCCGGGACGGGCAAGATTTGCCATTCGGGGTTTCTCCTTTAGGGTTAGGTTGTTTTCTTAATGAGACGGAATTGTTTGCCAAATAGTTGCGTTAAGGGTAGTTTGGTACCCTAGTGATGTATTGACATCGGTTACAGTATAAACTGCGCTGAGTTGATCAGGGAACAGTTCTGCACTGATTCGAATATTGTAGACATTACTAAATAAACGTTTACCGCCTTCAGTAGTATCTCTTTTTGAGAACCCCAACATATCCAAACGACGGTTTGTTCCGTCTTGAGGAATGGGTAGTTGCCCAAATCTAAATGGTAGTCTACCAGGTGCAAACAACTTAGACATAATCTGACGATCATGACGAGGTTGGCGGGACCATGTGGAGACTTGGTAGATAAGATCTACCGGGATAGGAAAGTTAACTGGTTGGTTTATAGAGCTATCTTGTTTAAGATTAGGTGTCATGTCCTCAGGTGTATAAGTCAGATCTACTATGCCTCTATGGGCACGCTCTATATCCTCACGAACACCTACTAAGTCTAAAGTGATGTAAGGATAGCTCTGTTGACGAATATCTTTATCTGGCTGTCCATAGTAGACAGCAACAGGGCGTGCAGCATTTCCGCTGTCTGAAACAGTGATGCCTTGAAGCAAGGTCTTTAGGGCTTCATCTTCATTAATAATAAATGGCATTAGTTAGCCCCCAACATAAAAGTTCTTAAAGCAGGTGCAGGTTGGGTATCTTGAGTTCCATACTCTAAAGCATGGATAATATCCTTATAGTTTCTTGGATGTGAAATTGCATGGTTTTTACCATCATATGTAATATTAAGATTATTTACAACTTCTGATGGCCAGCCGTATGAAGAAGCATGGTTTTGAAGTTGTTTTGTGCGAACTTTTACCGCTTGTTTCTCTGCAGCAATGATTAGGGAATCAAAAGTTTTTTTGAAGTTACCCACGGTTACGGAGCCATTTCGATAGCAAAAACCCCGCAGCAAAACCAACAACGATTTTCTTACCACCGTTTTGGTTAAGGCTGGCTAAGCCACGAACAAACTCCTGTTTATCGGCATCAGTCTCTTCACGAACAAGCCGAGTAGCTAAATTAATCATAATTCCTCCATAGGAAGATGCAGGGTGTTACAAGCAGGGTTCCGGATTACTCCGGCGTCAATAACAATCATAAAGCAAAAATTTAATAATTTATGGCTAAAGGCTCAGTATTATAAGAATCGCGGTTTTGGTAGGTTTTTAGCCTGTGACAGTTTGCACAAAGGGTTTGAAGATTTGCCAAACTATTGTTTGAACGATCCCCGTCTATATGGTCTACGTCTAACTGCATTCTATGCTCTGGTACAAACCCACATCGTTCACAAGTATCTTTTTTGTAAGCTACCCAAGGCCTACCTTTATTCACTCGAATACCTACTGTACATCTCCAACCAAATGAGCCTGTTATATTTCCTCGCCGTTTAACACTAATAGGGCCACAATTTGAGCACAGAGCTGTTCTAAGCTCCGGGTCAATGTTTGATAGACGATGTATATGTTTTCCCATACCTATATCATAAACGAAAAAACCCCCTGCGGAGGGGGTTAAATCGTTACTTCTTTTTAATTTTCTTGGCCAGAGCCTTGTCCATCTTAACGTCTTCTTTAGCTGATGGCTTCTTCTTATCCATCTTCTTATCAGCCGCTTCAAACTTTTTCTTTTGAGCAGGTGTCATGCCTTTTTTTGCTTTGGCATCTTGCTTCTTATCAGCAGACTTTGACATAGGCTTCTTGCCTGACATCTTGCCCTTCATTCCACATCCACAGGTAGCGCACATTATTTTTTCTTCTTTCGTAGGGCCGCAAAATCAGAACCTTCTAGTTTGCCGTCTTTATCTACGTCAAGCTTCTTCTGCTTTGGGGACAGTTTCTTATTAGTCTTCTTAGCGCCCTTCTTGCAAGCGCCTTTACATCCCGGCTTTGAACAGCCGCATCCACATGACTTACACATTATTTTTTACCTTTCGTATGGGGGTTTTTCTTATGCCATTCTTTAGTTGCCTTGACGCCCTCTTTAACAGTCTTGGCTCCAGCTTTTTTAGTCAGGTTAATCTTATCCCATTTAGGATCATTCTTACCTGCATGGTCGACTATAACATCGCCCTTTTTATTCTTCTTAACCTCGTGGACCTTGCCACTAACCTTTAGTTTTGCCACTTTTTTTCTTCACTTTCGTTGGTAGTTTTTTACCTTTAGGTGTATGTTCTTCCCACTTTTCGGCCATTTTAGGATCATTAGCATACATCCATTTACGTTGAGATTGAGATTTAAAAGGCATTATAGTGAGCTTTCATCAAAGGCAGTGTAACCAGCGTAGCGCTGGAACTGCGAGTCATTGACCAGTTCTTCGGCGTTAACTTGCTCACAGGATATCTGTAACAAGGTGTACTTATTTTTAATAATACCATGTGGTGAGACCTGTGTAGGTGAGAATACTTCATTTCTGAAGACAATTCGATCACGTAGATATGCGTCTGGGTTTATCTCTACGGTTGAAAGTTCACGACGGTTAGCCGCATTTCCACCATAAAAATTTAAGTGGTTTTCAACAACGTCAACATTAATTGTAACGGTTAAAAGATCTGTGTTATAGAAACCACGGTCGTTCTGTACTGTAGCGCCCTGTTCTAAATGGGCATTAACTACTGGAATAGTAAAAGGGTTAAGCCATTTACGGCCTCCACCAATAACGGATGAACCCACATCATAAATAGGGTCTACTGCAGTATTTACTGGATCAAAAATCCACCAGTCTATAAATGTACCGACAGTTTGCACAAGCTCAACGCTTGTACCAGATACGTTTGATCCACGTTCATAGGATATATTAAAACGTCCTTCACGTTGATCCCCACGCATACCTACTCCGTATCTTCGGTGTATTCGCCCCATTTACCTATAGGACATTTTGCTGAATCTAATTTAGTTTTTGCTGCCATAATACAGCCGCACTTTAAACATGTTTTAGTTATCTTTTGAAAAAACGGACAAGTTACACAAAGTGTATATCTAGCTTCTGCTTCTTCTTTAGGAATCTTTTGACTATTAATCTTTAATAAATCTAAAGGTGTAACGCCATTTCTAGCTTTATACTCTTCCCAAGGATTCATAATGCCCCACCCCTTTAAAAAGTTTAGTTACCAGCAGCCTTAGCACGTGCAACAAGTACATCTTCATAACGGGTAAATTTTCCTGTGCTTGGATTGTATTGATCGCCAGGCAAAATTCTATCTGTATTAAAACCTAAATCAACAAAAACCGGGTTGCTTTTAAAAGCAGCAAGGGTTGCCTCATCTACGGCCATAACCTGTACTACCTCTGTATCCACAACAAGAGCGACCTTTGGCAGGTCATCACGTACTGGATCAATTTGCTGATTGTTTGAACTAGTAGCCATTAACATCTCCTAAAATTAATTTACCAACTTCCTATAGTATACAGGAAACTTGTATAAGTAGGACCTATAGTATTAAAGATACCGTTTTTTAGTACGGTAAAACCTTTTATAGGATCCACCCACTTGCTTATTGCCAGGCCCATATCCATCTTTTTCATACTGTTCTGTCAGCAGTTTTTGACTTACCTTGAACTCATCAGATGGCTTAGTAATTACCTTTGAAGACCAGTCATCCCTTTTAAATGGGGTAATTTGAGCTATGGGAGTCCCGGCAGGTAAAACCCCACTAAAAGTGTTCTTTACAAAAAATGGAAAATTTATAGGCCTAAAATAAGAGTCTGTATCTACAACACCACTAAGCGTATAAAAAGGGAGGTAAGGTGCATTAGCTGGATGGCTAATTAAAGTGCTGTAGCCTGCCGGAGTTTTAATAACGTAGGGGTTTATCCACTTATAGGCAAAAACGCAGTATTCAGAAGAAAAGGGCATGGTACCAATTTGTTCTATAGGGTGCATACTCACAGGTTTATATTCAGGATTAAATGACCCTGATATGGTGTGGTGACCTTTTTCTTCATCATACTTAAATTCATAATCTTTAGATGTAACAATATAGTAACCTAAAGTTAAAACATCTAATACTGGGATACAACGCTTTATTGTAAATTCTTCATGCTTATGAGAATGATTTGGGTGGTTTATAGATACTCTATTGTCAATTTTTTTATACCATTCCGGTATATTATCAATACTTTTAACTACATTAACAGGAGAACTTTTTAAGTCAGCATCAGTAAGTAGAAACTCTATCGTCTTTTCTTTTGATGGTGAGCTACTTACTTTGTGCTTATTCTTGAACATCTGTATCCTTTTTATATTTTTTAGGTACCCAAAGCTTAGATCGGTAATAACCAAACTGTACAGCCCTAGCTTTTTCAGCAATAAATTTTTCTTTAGGACCAAATACTCTAGATGTAGCTACCCATTCTTGTCTGTTTATTGGTATTAATTGTGCAAAGGGTGTGCCTTTTTCAATAATACCGGTCCAACCTTCTTTAAGAAAAAATGGAATATTTCCATTAGGAACAAATCTATCACTATCTACTATGCCGGATAAAGTTGTAAAAGGTAGTTGTGCTTGATTTAAAGGGTGTGTAACAAGTACACTCCAACCTTTAGGCACTTTCCATCCCCATTTACCATTCCATACCATGTGGTTGTGGGCGTGTCCTGCAGGCCTTGGAATAGTATACCCAATAGCACCTTTTCTTTCTGAAATCAACTGCCAATCAGTATTGCTATGTATATACTCTTCTTTAGAGTTTTTATCTAAATATTTATATTCGATCTCTACCCCATCATTTTTAATAATTTCAATGTCAGCCCATGTAGTAAGAAAGTAACCTGAGTTAAGAGCATCAAGAAATGGCATACAAATTTTCATTCCAGCAGTTTTTAATTCTGGCTTATCTATATCTAAGTAACCAGTTTCTTTATTAATAAATGATTCCCCTTCTTTCCACCAATTAGGCAAAATAGATGCTGCTGGAATAGGGGTATTAATTGGCAACGTAAAATTTGGGTCTAATACAAATTCTATTTTTTTATACATTATGCTCTCCTAAAGATTATTCTACAAATTTATTATCTTTATACTTGTAACCAACTTTTACCTTAGTAAGGTCTAATACTTGAATAATTGTTGGGTTACTTAATAAAATAGCGGCTAAATTTTCTTGACAATGCATAATTTCTACTACTTCATCGTCTAGTACAAAAGCAATATGTTTGGTTATTGAAGATGTGTCTGGCAATAAATTCTGCTGAATAATAGTTTTCATTTGGAGATCTTTATACCAATGAAAATGAAACCCTAATTTATGAGGTAAAGATTTTATAAAGTTTTTTTTCTTACTTTTTTTATATTCCTTAAGTTCTTTTTTGTACCGATTATTGTTTGCCATTTTTACCCCTAGACTGTTACAAAGTTTACTTCATAACTAGAAAATGTAGTTCCTTGATTATAGTTTGCTGGTGCAAGAATCATACCATGAGTTGTAGTAGGTGTATAACCGGTAGCTGTATATGTCTGATCGGTGCCAATTTGGCTACCAAATCCTGAGGCTGAATAGGCTCTTACTGTTATTTCTCCAGTATTTCCTTTAATTATTGTTTTAAGCCCAACAACTAAAGAAGAAAGAGTAAATGTTACTGCAGTGGTAATAGTTCCTGCTATAGATTTAAGAACGTTTACGGTATAGCTGTAGGAATAATTATAGTTGAAAGTATAGGCGTCATTACTTCCAGTAGCACAGGTATAAGAATAAGAATTACTTCCAGTAACACAAGTGTAAGTGTAAGAATTATCTCCGGTAACACAAGGGTAAGAGGAAGAATTATCTCCAGTAGCACAGCTGTAATAATAATAAGTTGTATATGAGTATGGAGTACAACGATATGCGTTGTAACCTTTTACACAGGTATAAGCAATGTAATAGCCTCCGTATACCTGCGAGTAACAAGTGCCGTAATTAGCGTTTCCACCAGTACAATAGTTTCCAGAGGAAGGATATGATCCAAGACATGATCCATAGTTAGTATTTCCAGCCGTATAGCAGGTGCCCCAGTTAGCATTGCCTGCAACAAAACAAGTGCCATAGTTAGCATTTCCAGCCGCATAGCAAGTACCGTAGTTAGTGCTAGCTGGAACATATTGAGTATCATAACTCTCAGTTGCATTAGTTGCTGTAGCCCACCAGTTATTACTATCTGTCACCCAGAAAGTAGCACCAACACCATTAGTTACGTTATCTTGAAGTATAGTGACATCTGTAGCACCAAAGTCAATAGTAGCAATTGGATATGTGCTAGCAGCAGAGTTAGCTGTAGCTTTATTATCTATAATTCCCCAAGCCCCACGAATATTGTTCCAAGTATTAATTCCATCAGGAGAGCCTAAAGAAGTTGCGCTTGTAGTTCTTTGAAAACTATCTAGGAATATAGCTAAAAACCATTTCTTCCATACTCCGCCAACTTTAACCCAACCAGAAAGTACATTTCTCCAACTAGATGCTCCACCAGAAGTTACTTTTACAAGTATAGTTTTAGCAGCACGGTTCCAAGACCCATCTACTTTAATTTGTGCTGGCATTACACGTACACCAACCAAATATCTCCATCAAGATATCCTGAGGTACTAGATGGTGCTGCGGTGTTTAAATAAATATTTCTTACTACGCCAGATGATGTACTAGCGGATGTAACTGCAGCGTTAGATGTAGCTAGGTAAGTAGTTGGGGTTACCCATGTAGCAGTTGTACCATTGCTTGTTAAAACGGTTCCAGAGGCTCCTAGAGCAAGTCTAGATACGGCTCCAGCTCCTGACCCAAGAATTAGATCTCCGGCCGTTGTAACGGTCGCTAAAGGGATTTTAGAGGTATCTGTAGGCACACCCCAAGCAATAGATCCTGCACTTACAATAAGTGACTGACCATTAGACCCAATACCTAAACGACCAACAGTTGCTGAACCTGAACCAATAATTAAATCGCCAGCGGTTGTAACGGTAGATAGTGGAATCTTAGCTGCGGCTGATGTTGTAGCTGTACCAATATTGGTAGTAATAGTTGAGTACTCTGAACTACCTACATAGAGAACGTTGCTAGATCCAACCTTAGGTAATCCTGCTGAATCTAAGTTAAAGTTAAGTGTGTTTGCAGATGAGTATGCTTCAATAAGGTTAAGGCTAGATGATCCAGCACGAAGAGTTAATCCTTTATTTGTAGTGGTAGTGATTGTGCTTCCACCCGCAGTTGATGCGTATGGCGCACCTGTAACACCAGAAACAAGTCCTGCCTCAATATTAGCAAGACGGTCATATACAGTTCCCCAAAGAGTACCCTGAGAAAAAGATCCGGACCATGTTGATACCAGAGGGTTTTGGGATGTAGCAGCGCTACCTATTACTTCTTCAATCTTTTTAACTTCTTCTTGAAGGGAGTTAACGTTATCAGCAATAATTGTGTTGACAAGATCCTGCTGGGCGGTGTAGTTTCTTACGCTATTGGGATATACGGCTGGCATAGGACTCCTTAGTTATGCCCCTACTATAGCAGGAGGGCTATATATTAGGAAGGGTTTATACGTTTAAAATTATCTATAATGGCAGCAGTATAGTTGCTTGGAATGTCCATAGTAAGTAATTTAGAAAATATAGCTTTTGACTCTTCTGATCTTCCTATCCACCAACCAGAAACAGCTTTTTCAAACTCTAAGGCAAATCTTCCTGGGTAACCTACAGCAACAGGTAGAGCAGGCTGCTCAACTTTAGAAAGACCCATAACAGCCCAAGTATAGGCATTATGCCATTCCGCCTTTTGTTCATAATATTGAGCCATAATAAAATAGGCTTCAGGGCGATCAGGGTTAACTATCAATGCTTGGCGCCAACAATTAAGTACCGTATGCTCTCTATTATTTTGATTAGAAAAACAAACCGCCATTTTTAATAGGGAAGCATATGCCAGATCATTGTGGGTATCCACTCCGTACTCAGCAGTCCTTAAATAAAAGGTTATTGCAGAAGCCGCCTGCTTTAATTCTTCGTACTTCATTGCTACCCTAAAGTTTAACTCCGGGTTAAAAGGGTCCTTAGACAGGTCTACTATCAACTCTTCAATTCTCATAATTAAGAGCCTCCACGATTAATTCATCTACCAGTATTCCAGGGGTACGAAGAATAAAAGCGCAGTTATCGCTGACGCTAAAGCTTAGGAGTATATCCCCATCAAGCTTTGCCGCTCCAACGCAGAATTCAATTCGAGCATCTAAGAAAGAGAAGGGTTTAGATAAACCCACTAAATCTATATTGTTATCCCAGACACATAATCTATGACGATAGATACCGTCTTTTTGCATTAAGTAATTTTTAAATAGATCTACTTCATGGGTGATTGAGATGTAACCGTCACCCCATCTGACAAGTTGAGACCCCCCACGTTGATCTTTGTTTGGTCTGATACCTTGCTTGAGGGACACTTGTTTGGTAGTTTTGATTTCTGGGATGTATTGCACAACTTCCACAGGAGAAGCCCACTTAATAAAATTATAAGGCCTATCAGCAATAGGCATCCAGTTTTTTTCACAGTATGAGGTATCAGGTTCTGGAGTCGGGATACGATCACGGTTAACCTCTTTAACAGTCCAAGTTTCTTTATCAATATCTATCTGGGTAAGTTCCATACGACCTTGACCACTAGTTGTGGTATCACGCCGCACCCCTATAATGTAATACTTATTATCCCATTGAACAAGGCGAGCATCTTCTAAACCAACAAACTCCCAGATAGGAGTGTGTAGATTTAACATTTCTACCCTTGCGTGGTTAATTACTTCAAGGTTTTTATCTAACCTTACTAAGTAGTTTTCAGTAATTAAACGTTGATCTTTTTCAGGGTGTAGGTATGCCAAAGGTCCCCACGGGGATGGGAAAAGCTGCTTGTTCTCAGAATGATAAAGCGTGTAGTTAGTAGCTCTGACATTAACTAAGATATCTCCGTCATTATCTATGTAGATAGATGGATTCATCAGAGCTATCAGATCATGCGAAAAAACTAAAGGAGCTAACTTACCACCACCCTGTACCGATTTTTGCACCAGATTCATAGTGATTATTCTACAGTATTACGAAGCGCTTCAATCTCTTCTTCAGTTAATCCTGCTGCGATAAGTTTTTGTCTTGCTTCTTCTGCTGGGTTAACCTCTACAGGTTCAGGAGCAGTAAAGCGCCCTGTCTCTGCATCGTAAGTCCAACCAATACCCGCTGGATTTTCAGGGGTATACTCAATTAATTCTGCGCCCATAACTCTAGCCGCATCTTCTTTATCATCAGCAACAATTACATTGCTGACTGTGTTTCCACCCATTACTGCATATGTAGCCATATTTATTTCCTTTTCTTAGTAGTAAATATAAACAACGCCGTTACCGCCTGAACCAGCAGTACCACCAGTAGGACAAGCACCACCACCGCCTCCACCAGTTCCACCATTTCCTGCTGTAGCGCCCGAAGCGTTAGAACCTGCTCCCGTATATCCTGCGCCACCGCCACCAGCACCAAAAGATGTGCCAGTACCAGTTGAACCTGTACCACCTGCGCCACCATTGCCTGTACCACCTGCACCACCAGTTGCAATACCTACTGTTGACAATGAACCACCGCCACCGCCAATTAGCCCTGCTCCACCTGCTCCCGCAGATTGATTTCCTGTGGTTCCAATATTTCCACCACCGCCGCCACCTGAAACACCAGCACCGCCAATATTAGGAGTTCCACCATTTACTGCGTTTGCACCATTTCCTGCATAACCAATGGTACCTATTGGAGCACCTGTATAAGAAACACCTCCAGCAGAACCACCACCAGTTGACCCACCCCCACCACCGCCACCAATTCCTACTGACCCGCTAGCACCGCTTGAACCTTGTCCACCTGCTCCACCGCCACCAATAACCATTCCATAAACACTTGAACCGCCAACGGTTGAACCACCGAAAGTATTACCTCCTGTTCCGCCAGCACCAACGGTTACGGAAGTTGAAACATAAGTCCAACCAGCAGAATAACCACCTGCTCCACCACCGCCTGCACCTGTTGTTGCAGAACCGCCACCGCCACCGCCGCCAATTACAATTGCATACACTCTTTGAATACCAGTTGGGATTGTTACAGGAAAAGTTCCAGGCGTAGAAAATGTCTGTCGTAACTGCAACCCATAGGGGGTATCACTAAACTGTGAATTGTTATATATTGAGACGCTCATATAGACTCCTTATTAGTTATTGTATTAGTAAAAAAGGTAAAGTATTCCTGCGCCACCGTTGCCAATTGCGTTGTTAGGATTACCACCACCACCGCCACCGCCAAGACCACCAGCGCCACCAGCGCCGCCGCCTGCACCGTTACCTGCTATTCCAGCACCACCACCACCTGCGCCACCAGAGTTACCTGTGCCACCAGTAGTTACCGCGCCTGTTAAAATGTTTATTCCATTGCCGCCATTACCACCTAATTTAGTTCCTGAAGTGTAAACAGCAGCACCACCACCACCTGCTAAGCCATTACCGCCGTTACCGCCATTGTGGTTTCCAGTACTAGCAGAATTGCTACCGCCTGCGCCGCCAGAAATACCATCTCCACCTGCTCCACCGTTTGAACCTGATGTTGAAATAGCCCTTCCACCACCGCCACCTGAACCAGAACCTGCTTTTGATGTTGTAACTCCAATAGACCCACCTGGTATGCCCCAATAATTAGTTGCACCTAGTCCATCAGTACCACCACCACCACCAAGTATTCCATTATTACCACCACCACCGCCAGGGCCTGCAATTACATTTCCATAGCGCGTATAACCTCCAGAAGTTCCAACAACACAACTAGAAGTTGCGATAGTCCAACCCCAAGCAATACCACCTGCACCGCCTGCAGAATAACCACCAGCACCACCACCACCAACAGCAATTGCATAAACAAATGTAATTCCACTAGGAATTGTGACTGATGTAGTTCCAGCGTTGATTGTTTGTTGTAGTTGTAATCCATGCGGCAAAATAAAATGGCTAAACCCATTAGCAGGAGCAGTATTAGCTGAAGGATTCCAACTAGACACTTGAGTGGCTGCTTTATTTCTTATGTATAAGTTTTTCATAACTATCTCCTAGTAAAACAAATAAAGAATACCTGCGCCACCTGCGCCTGCAGTACCTGAACCTGAGCCACCGCCTCCACCGCCAAGTCCACCAGCACCACCAGTAGTTCCTGATGCCGCAGTTCCATTACCAGCAATACCACCACCACCACCACCTGCGCCGTTTGTACCAGTTCCTGTTGAACCTGCACCGCCAGTTGTAATTGCGCCAGTAAGAATGTTTATTCCGTTGCCGCCAGTTCCGCCAGTACGAGTACCAGTACCTGCTTCAACAAGTCCTCCACCACCACCTGCTAAACCATTACCACCATTGCCGCCAGTATTTGTTTGAGAACCTGTTGCTCGTGATGAACCACCGCCACCGCCTGAGATTCCATTACCACCATTACCGCCAGTAATTGTTGTAGAACTTCCAAAACCACCACCTGCACCAGAACCTGAGCCACCAGTTGTTGTTGTTGAAGTACCAGCAACACCGCCTGGTATTCCATAATAATTAGTTGCGCCAGCACCAATTGTTGAATAACCGCCGCCACCTGCTGAACCTAAAATTCCATTACTTTGTGCATTACCGCCACCGCCAGCGATTATGTTTCCATAACGAGTATAACCGCCATTACCTGTACTAAAACCAGTACCACCAGCACCAACAATGCAACTAGAAGTTGCAATAGTCCAACCCCAAGCGACTCCACCTGCCCCACCTTGATTAGCACCACCACCACCAACTGCAATTGCGTAAACAAAAGTTATACCTGCTGGAATTGATACAGAGGTTGTACCAGCGTTGATTGTTTGCTGTAATTGAAGGCCATAAGGTAAAATAAATGAAGTTAATCCATTAGGAGTGGCATTATCGTTTTGATTCCAGGTAGAAACCTGAGAACCAACTTCACCTCTAGGTAGATATTGATGCATTACCTACCCCTTAGATTATACGGTTAACGTATCCTGAGATTGCAATAGCGTTAGCTTGAGAAGCATATGCATAGATTGCAGAATAGTTTGTAGAAGCATTAGGAGACAAAATTAAACCTGGATTTATAAGAGTCAAACCAGAGTTTCCAGGAATTGTAATAGTCATTTCCTGTGATGGAGTTGCTAATGCCTGTGGGAATGTAGATGCGGCACCAAATGTCTGAGGTCCGCCTACTATTAAAGATAGAACAACCGCTGAGTTTGTTAAGTTAGTTGCGTATAACCAGACCTCATCAAGACCACCACCAGTATTGTTATGTATAAATGTACCAATAGCAGGAAGTGCTGATGCGGTACCTGTCTGTGCTGAAAGAATTGTTGTGAGAGTTGATGGAACAGATACTGTAAATCCAAATGCATATGTTGTTGATGTTGGGGCGGCTAAAGTTGATACAGAGAGAATTGGTGTTGAACCAACGTTATAACCTGTAGTAGTTAAACCAGATACACCTACTAATTGAGTTGCGGCAAATATTTGGGCGTTAGTAGAGTACACATAAGAGTATAAAGCGTTATAAGAGGTTGCTGTACCTGACTGAGAGGTGAGTGCAATAGCAGATGTGCTAAATGGAACTGATGCGGTAAAGGTAGTAGATGATGGGACGGTTACAATTGTAATGTTTGCTAAGTTAGCAAGTGCTGAGTTAGTTCCTGATAGACCCGTAATAGTGACGGTCTGACCAACAAGAAAACCGTGAGCCGCAGATGTTGTGTATGTAACTGTGTTTGTGTTACCAGTTAATGCTGCTGCGGTTACAGTTGCAGTTGTATTTGATACCGCTACCGTTGCTGTACCACCTGATGTGTAAGATTGTGAAGCAACTGCGCTGGTTACAGTGAAAGAAGAGCCTGTAGCAGATGTAATAATTGCGTTAGTTAAGTTGGCGTTAGTAAAACCAACAATACCTGTAATAGTAACAACTTGACCAGCAGTAAATGTATTAGTTGCTGTATAGGTAATTACAGAACCAGTAGTTGTTGCGTTGGTAATTGTTGCAGTAATAGCTGTACCAACTGGCGCCTGAACGTTAGCAACTGTACCAGTGGCTAAAAGAGTAGGAGTAGTAACAAGGGTGGGGAAAGAGTTAGATTGCCCTGATAAAATTACCTTGCTATATGTTGCCATTTATATTCTCCTTAATTATAGATTTTATTGTAACAGTTTTAAAAGATTTGACTCGCTAAGACTATTTGATCTCCATCGCCTTTTGTTAAATTACCAACAGAATCAATGCCACTAAGGGCAGTTCCTGTGGGGTTTCTCCATTCAATTAACCTACCAGTTTGGCCAGTTAGCCCCTGAACTGCAAATCCAACTGATCCGCTAGTTGTTGGGTAAACAACTTGGCTAGTTCCAAAACCAGTTCCCTGAACTCCCTGTATACCCTGGATACCAAAGCCACCAGTCAATCCCTGTGTTCCTTGAGGACCAGCACCACCGCCAGCGCCTGTAAATCCCTGTAAACCAATTGTACCCTGTAATCCTTGATTACCTTGAACTCCCTGAACAGATACAGAACCAACAGATTGCCAAACGGAGCCAGTCCAAAGCCACGTAAGACCACTATATGTATATGTGGTTACGTTTGGGGTTAACCCTGATGTTGGAAAAGTAATTGGCATTTAAAACTCCTTAAATCTATTATACATTTGATTAGTAATAAAGAAGTACTACTCCATTACCTCCATCACCACCTCTACCATTTGTTGCTGCACCGCCTCCTCCACCTCCGCCTGCACCGCCAGTACCGCCATTAATACCAAAACCTGGTGAACCTGCGCCTAAAAATCCAGCACCTCCACCTCCACCACCTGGATTATTAGTGCTACCAATTCCTCCAGAATAAAAGTCTCCAGTACCGCCTACTCCACCAGTTCCTGTTGTTCCTCCTCCTCCGCCACCTCCACAAATTAAACCTCTACCCCCCGTAAAACCAGTTCCAAAATTATTTGTGCCCCCTCCTCCGCCTGTTGATACACCGTCTCCGCCATTGTTAAATCCATTTCCAGCCCCAGAAGCATAACTAATTCCACTAGCACTAGCGGAAGGTGCGCCAGTATAAGAAATAGTTGAGTTTTGATTTGTTGGGGTTGCGACTCCTGCAGCGCCTCCACCGTTTCCAGTAATCAAACTTCCTCCTCCACCACCAGCCATCACCATTCCGTAAATTGATGAACCACCAACAGCACCAGTACCAACAACCGCTGTGCCAATACCACCAGCGCCTACTATTACTGTATTTGAAACATAAGTCCAGCCTTGTGAGTATCCACCAGCTCCACCGCCTCCAGTTCCTACAGTAGTAGAAGAACCCCCTGCACCACCGCCACCAATTACGATTGCATAAACTCTTTTAATATGAGATGGAATTGTTACAGATGAAGTTCCAGGGGTAGAAAATGTCTGTTGCAATTTAAGCCCCAAAGGAGTATCACTATACTGTGGACTTTGATTAATATCACTACTCATTATTACTCCTTAATACCATAGAAAAACAGCGCCATTTCCTCCAGAACCTGCTAAGCCTAATGTTGAGGCACCACCGCCACCGCCTCCGCCTAAACCACCATTACCACCATTATTTGCTATTGCATTAGCCCCAGCAGAAAGATAACCAGCACCACCACCACCACCACCAAAACCAAAACCTGTTCCTGATGAACCTGTGCCACCTGCAAAGAAATCGCCAGTACCACCAGCACCGCCTGTGCCTGTACCTGCTGTTCCTGCTGCTCCGCCTCCGCCTGTGATTAGACCACGACCTGAAGCAAATGCAGTTACAGTTCCAGTTACTGTTGCTGAACCAGCACCGCCTCCGCCTGAAACACCGCCAACGCTAGGGCCACCAAGAGAACCGCCACCTGCATAACCAACTGAACCACTTGTAGCCGCTGGCGCACCAGTATAAGAAATTGTTGAAGTAGCAGTTGTTGAAGGAGTTGCGCCTGAACCTGCTCCTGCCTGTTGTCCGTTTGTTGAACCAGCACCACCACCAGCCATCACCATTCCGTAAATTGATGAACCACCATTAGCACCAGCAGCCGCAGTTGAAGTTCCAGCACCACCAGTTCCAACAGTTACTGTGTTTGAAACATAAGTCCAACCTTGTGAGTATCCTCCTGCTCCACCGCCTCCACCGCCACCAGTTGCCTGTGATGAACCTGCTCCACCACCACCAATTACTACAGCCCATACACGGTTAATTCCTGCAGGAATAGTAACTGGAAATGTTCCAGGAGTAGAAAAAGTTTGTTGTAGCTTTAAATTGTACGGCGAATCAACAAATGATGAATTCTTATAAATGTCTATGCTCATAGTTGTCTCCTAGTAAAAAAGATAAATCAATCCTGCGCCGCCATTAGCACCCGAACCACCGCCACCGCCACCAAGTCCGCCAGCACCACCAACTGTTCCTGATGCAGCATTTCCATTACCTGCCACTCCTGCACCGCCACCGCCACCGCCGTTTGCGTTTGTTCCAACAGACCCAGTACCACCACGCAAAGGTGCCCCCGTTAAAATGTTTATTCCTGATCCGCCGTTACCACCAGTACGAAAACCAGTTGAGGTAATTGCTCTCCCTCCACCTCCACCTGCTAAACCTGAACCACCATTACCACCAGTTTCAATTCCTGTTCCTGTAGTAGCAAGACCGCCACCGCCACCTGAAATACCATTTCCGCCATTACCGCCAGGAATACCAGGAGTAAATGAATAACCCCCTCCTCCTCCTCCACAACCAACATTTCCGTTACCAGGCGTTCCTGAAGCACTATTAAAGCCACCAGTTCCCGCAACAATTCCCCAATAATTTGTTCCACCTGCTTGCGGATTTATTCCAAGTTGTCCACCTGCTCCGCCACCTCCCAATATTCCAGTAGCGGTACTTGGAAGAGCGCCACCGCCAGCAATAACGTTTCCGTAACGTGTATGACCACCTCCTGAAACACCAGAAGCACCTCCAGCACCAACAATGCAAGATGAAGTTGCAATAGTCCAGCCCCAAGCAATTCCACCTGCACCGCCGCCTGCCGCAGAACCACCACCGCCACCGCCAACTGCAATGGCGTAAACCCAGTTAATACCATTTGGTATTATTACTGTTCCAGTAGATAATAAAGTTTGGCGCAATTGCAAACCATAAGGAGTAATAGTAGAACCAGTAATAACAAAATTGGATGACGGAAACCAACTTGATACTTGTGAGGATACTTCGCCTTGTTTTAAATGTTTATTCATAATTTATCACCAGTACAGGTAGATGATTCCTGCGCCACCTGAGCCTAGTGCTGAACCTGAACCACCACCACCGCCACCACCAAGTCCGCCTGCACCGCCAGTAGTTCCTGAAGCATTTGAACCATTACCAGCGATACCGCCACCGCCACCACCTGCACCATTTGTTCCTGTTCCTGATGTACCTGTGCCACCAGTTGTAATAGCACCTGTTAATATATTAATACCGTTACCACCATTGCCACCAATGCGAGTACCACTATTAATTGTTGCTGAACCTCCACCACCACCTGCTAAACCATTGCCACCGTTACCACCTGTGTTAGTTCCTGAACCTGCTCCCTGAGAGCCACCACCGCCACCACCTGAAATACCTGAACCCCCGTTAATCCCTGCAACCCCGTTAGTTGCTGAATTGTTACCGCCACCAGCACCCGAACCTGAGCCGCCTATATTTGCTGCGCCTCCTGGTATTCCCCAGTAATTGGTTGAACCAGTACCGTTTGTTCCACCACTACCTCCACCCCCAAGAACCCCATTGAGGTTTCCACCGCCTGCGCCACCACCAGCAATTACATTTCCATAACGTGTGTAGCCACCTGTACCATTGACAGCACCTGCACCAACTACGCAAGTGGGAGTTGCTAAAGTAAATCCCCAAGCAACGCCCCCAGCACCGCCACCAGCGCCAAATGCTCCTGATGCACCACCACTACCACCGCCACCAACTACAATGGCATAAACAAATGTAATTCCATCAGGAATAGAAACTGTTCCAGTTGAAGTAATTGTTTTTCGCAAAGTTAATCCATATGGATTTACTAACGATGTATAAGTAGATGTATTAGATGCGGTTGGGTTCCAAGAACTTACTTGACTTCCCGACTCTCCACGTTTAATCGGGTTGGCCATTAACTAAACACCTGCCCTGATATAACACCTTGGTCTGTATCATAAGTTGCTGCTGTAGAAATTGAAGCGCCCTGAATTCCTTGTAATCCTACTGGACCTTGTAAACCTTGATAATTTCCGTAAGCCTCAAACCACTCAACACCATCATATACATAAGTTCTACCATCATTAGTATTAACCCAAACCTGACCATTATATGGTGGAGTTGGTTGTACAGAGTTAACATTGAATACGCCTTGAACACCTTGTAAACCAGTAGTTCCTTGTAATCCTTGAATTCCCTGAGTGCCTTGAACTCCCTGTATTCCATTTATTCCTTGAGTACCTTGTGTTCCTTGTATGCCTTGAAGACCCTGAACACCCTGAATACCCTGTGTGCCTTGTGGTCCTTGTAAGCCCTGTACTCCTTGTATTGAAATTCCTTGGATACCTTGAGTGCCTTGTGCACCGGTAGTTCCTTGGATACCTACAGCAGTGGTAACTAAAATTATATTGGAGTTATTACCAAATCCAGTTAGCCCAGTTCCTACAGCAGTAACATAAGTTACTGGAATTTGAACATAATCATTATTTCCAGGGTTAACGTCACCACTAACTTTAAAGTGCTGAAGGTTATTTGAATTATTTGCATCTTGAATAAATACATTGTCATTAACCTGTAAAAGGTCTAAAAACATATCTATATCTACGTTAAGTTGTGTTAAATGATTAATATAAAGAACAGTAGAATTAATTTGAGTACCGTTGTTATATCTTAAATAGCCGTTAGTTGGTTGTGAATTAGATGTGCTATTTGCATCTATCTTGTACTCAAAATAACTAGAAGAAACACCGCTTGCACCAGTAATGCCCTGAATACCTTGACTACCAGTTGTTCCTTGAACTCCTTGCAAACCTTGAGCTCCCTGAATACCGGTAGTTCCTTGGTTTCCATTTACACCTTGTGTGCCTTGCACACCTTGTATTCCCTGAATACCTTGTGTGCCTTGTGGTCCCTGAACACCTTGTGTACCTACTACTCCTTGTAAACCTGTATAGCCTTGAATACCAGTAGTTCCTTGAGCACCTTGAGTTCCTTGTAAACCTTGAGTGCCCTGAGTACCTTGTGTACCTTGTGTACCTGTTATTCCTTGTACTCCTTGAGTTCCCAGTAAACCTTGAGTACCCTGTACTCCTTGTGTGCCCTGAACTCCTTGAGATCCTGTTATGCCCTGTCTTCCTTGCAGACCTTGTAAACCTTGAGTACCTTGTGTTCCTTGTAACTGTGCATAACCAAAGCCTTGAATACCTAATATTCCTTGTGTACCTTGAAGTCCTTGAATACCTTGTGGACCAGCTGAACCAATATTAGTAATATCTGGTGAAAGAGGGTCAGGAATAAGATCAGACTCTATATATGTAATACCCGGAGCTACATCCGTAATAATAATTAATTCAGTACATAATACACATGTACCGCAACTATCTATACAGCTCATTAGAACGGTCCTATAGGGTTACTAACTTCTGAGTGTGTAAATACCTTGCCGTAAAGATATGTTTTTACTTTATTACTATTTGAAGTTAGCTGTAGATCGTAGTAGGCAACGTTTGGAAGGTTTGCTGTAACTGACCCTGGAAGAGTCATTGTTAAAGTGTCTACTATACCTCCTACTGTAGATGCACTCTTTGTTATAGTAAATGTTCCAAGAATTACTGGACCAACTCTGCTTGCTGGAATAGATGGGGAAAGACGAATTTGGGCAAGTGGTGTGTAAGAGGTAAGGTCCATGGAGAATCTAATAACTTCAATAAAGTCATCCCCAGAGTAAAGTGAAAGATCCTTTGAGATAACTGGAGCACTTGGAGAAATATCGCCATAGTTTGGGAGCGATAGTGAAACTCTTTGTGGAAGAGATGCATCGTCAATTTCTTGAGGACGATATACAGGAATGTAACGATTACTCATACGGCTAATACGGCGAAGAGTCATTACTTCAATACGATAAAGACCTACACCAAGCATAACGCAAAGTTCTCTATATTGTTCTTTACGTGTTTGAACCATCTCTGTAAGCTGGCGATAACGTTCAGAACGTGGTATAGAAACTCCGTCTGGAGAAATAATATCAATATCAAATGCTGAGTCGTTAGCTAAGGTATAAAGAGCCATAGTTGAAGCTAGAAGAATTACTGGGTATTCTTCAATACCGGGCAATCTATTTAAAGTAGTAAGGGAGCTCCCATTAGTATCTGATTCATTACGGCTATGTTCTAAGAAAGCATTGTTAATATAATAGTAAATTTCAGAATCTGTAAAATAACGGTAGGCTGTACCGGAGATAGTAATTACCGCATTGTTTGTTGGGGCCACTGCCAAGGTTAAAATACCTATGCCTTCTTCTATAACTGTTGTAGAAGAGACGTTAAAGGTTGCAGATAGACCTGAAGCCACTGCTGAGGCGCCAGTTACTGCGACACCAGTGACAGCATTGGTTACTGTAAAAGATGTTGTAGTTCTAGAGGCTACTATCACACCAGTTAAATTAAACGGGGATGAATACGTACCTGTTGCAGTTGAAGTTGCTCCGGTAACAGTAGAGGTAACTGTAAAGCTAGTTCCGGCATTTACTGCCAAAATAGTCTTTGTACCATTAAAACCAGTTGTGGTAGAACCAGATATGGTAATTGTTTGGCCTGCTGAAAGACCTGTTGTTGAAGTTGTTGAATAAGTTACAACAGAGCCAGAACCCGCAATAGCGGTTATAGAAATAGAGTTAGTTAATCCAGTAATATTTACAGTTTGTCCAGCGGTTAAAGAGTTGCTAGAAGTATAGGTAACAGTTCCTGAAGTAGCTGAGGCAGCTGTTACTGTAGATGTAGATGTTGGGACAGCCACTGTAATAACTAGGCTACTGCCTAGAACTGGAGCTTGACTGAGTTGAAATCTAGTTGTTAATCCATCGCCTGTATAAGTGTCTACAAAAGAACGTGGGGTATCGCCAATTTCGGACCGCAATCTACTTGCGAGTTCTGATAAGGTGGCCACGGATCCTCCAGGTAAATGTTATATTAATTATCTATCAAAAATTATAATAAATCTGCATAAAAAAGGCCTCACTCCTACAGGAGGGCGGTTGTAGGAGTGAGACTATTAGACCTTGTACGGTTTACAAACGGTCGTACAAGTAACCTTTTTCTTTTAGGTGATTTGCTACAACCTGTGAAACTTTGTACTTCTTGCCCGCTTGGAAAGAGTAGTGGTTGCCTGCTCCTATTGTCATCATTTCAAGGTCTTCTGCAACACGTACGACAACTGAGTCGTCTGCGAGGCTTACGCCGAGATCTTCAACCTCATCAATTACAGTTGGTACAGAAGTTGTAAGATCTACAATCTCTGTAGCATCACGGTAATCTTTTGCCGCTGTTGCCATAGACATTTCGCCAGCACGAGCTGCGAGAGCTTCTGCATTGGCCTTAATTTGTTCTTCTCTTTGACGTCCTGTGACGTCAGTAACTTTTGCTTTTGCCACGATGTGTATTCTCCTGTTAGATAG